GGCGTTCGCCCATCCGATCGCCGCTGGTCCGGCTGGTGAGATGTCGGCTAAGTACCTGCCGAGCATCGGCAAGTGGATCATGATGTATAACAACGACGTGAACCCTGGCGGCAATACGGTGCTCCGCTACGCCAGTCACGTGGCCGGGCCGTGGTCTGCGCCGGTGACGGTCCTGCCGGACAGCGTCAGGACTGTGTACGCCCCGATGATCGACCCGCGTACGACGGGCAGCACGCTCTACTTCTACGGCTCTGACTGGAGCACGTATCAGACGTATTTGTTCAGGGCGCAGATGAACCTGCCGCAGTGAAACACGGCGATTGAAGGAGAACGAGCATGGCTAATCAGGAACTCGCGAAGAAGGTGCTGGATCACATCCTCGCTCACCCCGAGGAACACGACCAGTCCACCTGGGGCATCAAAGCCGAGTGTGGCACCGTCGCCTGTATCGCGGGTTGGACGTGCATACTGGCTGGGCAAGAGGAGTGGCAGCGGTTTGTGGATGAAGACGCCTGGGGTCTCCCCAACTTCAGCACCCCGCGTCTGGCGGGTCAGCTGCTCGGGATCTCTGAAGACGACCGGCCGGAACTGTTCTTCTGCTTCGACAACGACGAGGCGCTGCGCAGGTTGAAGCACTTCGCGGACACTGGCGAACTCCCCTCCTTCACCTACCACTACGATACTGAAGAGGACTGAACATGGCGAACCAAGAGAAGGTGAAGGCTGTTCTGGACGCGATCCTGGAACACCCGGAGCTACACGACCAGAACAACTGGGCACGGAAGACCTCGTGCGGCACCGTGATGTGCATCGCGGGGTGGACGTGCCACCTGGAAGGGCTGGAGTTCGAGTGGGAGGGCTACACGATCCTCCCGGAAAACCACGCCGACGTCCTCGCCGAGAGCGGCGATATCATCCCGGACGCTGCTCAGCGCCTTCTCGGCCTGTCCGACGTCGAAGCTCGGAACCTGTTCTACGAACTGGACGAGGACGAAGCGCTGCGGAAGTTGAAGCACCTCGCCGACACGGGCGAGCTTCCGCCGGAGCAGATGACGAGTTGGACCGACCCGGTAACCGGCGTCACCACCTACTCGCTCGGCCGCTCCTCCCTTTCCTTCCCCGACCTGAGGAGTGACCGTGGCTAGTCCCCGTGAACACGCCGACAACCTGTCCAATCACACGTTCGAGGTGTCGGTGCTGCACGGTACCGATTCGTTCGTGTTCGATGCCGCGTACTTCAAGGAGACGGACCACGGCAACATCGAGTTCAAGGGGTCCGATCACGCCCCGGTCGCGCTGTTCCCGCAGGCTATGGTCGTGTCGATCCTCCGCGTGGAGGACTGATGAAGCTTCCTGAACTGTCCAAGCATGACCGCACCCGGCAGCTGATCATGGTCTCTACATTGCTCGTGCTCGTCGAGCTTAAGGGCGGCCTGTTCGTAGACATCCTGTTCTGGCTCGTCTTCGTCGGGTTCGTCTTCACCAAGGACGGGACGGACGACTGATGCATCAGACCTCGTGGCATAAGGCCATCCCCCGCACCATGTTCCGGCTGGCTTTGGCTGCCATGGTGACCGGGCTGCTCATACAGGTGGTGTCATGAGTGACGACGTGTACGCGGTGCTCGGACCTTGCCTGCTGCTCGCCGGGGTGGTGTCGTGATGGAACAGCTCGCTAAGATCTTCGCTGTCATCATTTGCGTGGTGGGCCTGGCCTTCGCGGTGACGTTCATGGTTCTACTTCTGATGCTGGCGGTGAAGTTCGTATGACCCGATACAAGGTCGAGTACGAAATCGAGGGTACGCTGCGGACCGGCGACGGTTGTTCGCGTCCGTACATACAGGTTGTCGGCGGGAAATACATTCACAGCTTCCCGCACGACGCCACCGTGACCGAGATCAAGCCTCCGTTCGAACCGGGCTGGTACAAGTGCCCGAAAACCGGGGCGCTGTTCTGGGTGGACTTGTGCGATCAGTACGGCAAGCGGGACCCTCAGGGCACCGACCGGTGGGCGACGCGCCTATACCTCAAGGGCGACGGCACCACAGCGATCGGAGCCGCCTTCCGTGTCGGTGACGCATGGCTATCGACGCACAACCGAGTGGAGATGTGATGTCGGAAGTTCGTACGCGTGGCCTGTTCGGTAAGCTCGCCCCCCGATTTCCGGTAGGTCTCCGCGACTTCAGCACCTACTCGGGCGCCCTGCCGTATCCGGCTAGCACCGTCCATCACGAGCAGCTGGTCAAGACCTGGCCCATGGACGGCAACGACCAGTACGGAGACTGTGTGGCAGCTGCCGCCGCTCACATGATCCAGTCGTGGGACGCGACGACCGGCGTGCAGCTCCCGGTCCCTACCGAGCAGGCGGTGGTGTCGGAGTACTTCACCCTCACCGGCGGCAGGGACAACGGGCTCGTGATGTCCGACACCCTGAACACGTGGATGCACTCAGGCCTGTGGGGCAACCGCATCCTCGGCTATGCCCCGGTGAAGCCGACGTCCCAGCTGCACCTGAAGCAGGCCGTGAACTTCTACGGCGCCGCGTTCCTCGGGATGCAGCTGCCGCAGAACTCGATGTCGCAGTTCGACCACGGCCAGCCGTGGTCTCTGGTGACGGGCTGGCAGACTCAGAAGATCATCGGCGGTCACGCCGTGCCCGCCCTGGGCTATGACGCGAACTACCTGTACGTGGTGACGTGGGGCAGCGTGCAAAAGGTCGCGTGGGACTGGTACTACGTCTACGGCGACGAGGCGTGGTGCGTCCTGCCGCAGAACGACCTGACCGCCGTCAAGGGCATGGGCGGGATGAACCTCGCGTCGCTGAAGCTCGACCTTCCGGGGGTGTGACATGAGCAAGCGCGTGGTGAACAGCGCCGAAGAGATGCCGTACGGGGACCTGTACTGCTCTGTTGAGGGCGGTTACTTGTTCTGGAAAACCCATAAGGGCAAGGTCATGCATATCGAGGCGGACGGCGACTTCTGGCCTCTCGATCCCGCAGCGAACACCATGCTGTTCCCGGGCTACCGCGTCTTCAAACAGCGCCGCCGCTGAATGCCCTGGCAAACCTGGACGTTCCTCGGCGCCTGGTATACGATCGTGGCACTAGCTGCCGCCTGGTTGCGGCACACTACCAAAAAGAAGTGAGAACCTGTGCGTTTCAGAATCTCGTACGATTACGACCCGATGGTGACCTCCGATGGCAAGTGGGATCTCCACTCCACCCATGAGGACGGCACCCAGTACTACATCGACAGCTACCCGTCCGCCTGGGCGGCCCGTGACGCGCTCGACCGGATGCTGAAGGCGTTCGAGGTCAAGCCCACCTCGCGCCCGAAGGCGGCGGAGGAACCCCCGGTAGGCGACGTCTCAAGCGACGCTAGCGACTCCCACGGCGCGGAGCCGGATCCGGAGTTGGTGGCGCTGCGGAAGCGGCTGTCCGAACCGGCGGCGGAGCCCAAGCCGGAGCCGGAACACGCGATCAGCGAAGAGTCCCTACGACACCTGCGAGCCGCTCGGGAGCGGTTCGACGAGATCACCACCCCCACCACCGCCGAGCCGTTGCCTCCGTTTGCTGGCTGGAATCCCCCCGTGGACGTCCCGGCGGTTGAGCCGGAGCCGGTCAAAGGAGAAGAGGCTGACGGCGGCGTGGCGACAGTGGAAAGCGCTGTGGCTGTAGCTGAGACACCCGAGGTTCCTCCGCAGCCCGGGATGATCCCGGAGATGACCTATTCGGCCAAGGCCGAGCGATGGGTGAACAAGGTTCTGGAGAGTGAAGTCTTCCCGGAGCCCCCGCCGACCTACACGCCGCTCCTGGATCAGCTGGTGGCTGAGGAGGCTGCCGCCGTTCCGCCTCCCGCGCCGAAGCAGGAGGCGCCCAGCTGGATCAAGGATCAGTGGATCGCCGCATCCAAGATCCCCGAAGCCCCCGCCTATCCTGAACCCGCGCCGCCCTCCCGCAAAGGGGTAAGGTTCGCGAAGTGGTCCATGGGCATGGGGTTCCTCGCGGCCTACGGCGTCGCCGTGGTCGAGCTAACGAAGTCCTTCCTCTGAAAGAGAGCCGCGTTGCCTGGTGCTATCGCTAAACCCGGACGTCAACCATGGTTCGTGTGGCTGTTCCGGGCGCTGTTCCTGATCCCGTTTGTGTTCCTGGCCCCGGAGATCTGGGCTGGCGTAATGGGCTGGCCGCATAGTTTCCAAGACCTCTCGGCGTCTACGGCCGACGTGGGAGGGACGGGCGCTGTATCGGCGTTCATCGTCCTACTCATGGTCACCCCGCTGGCGACACTCACCGGCGGGTGGCGTACGCACCTGATCCTGCGCAGAGACGCCGGACGGGCTATGTTCGCCATCGCCGCGCTCGATATCACCCTGGCAGCTATCACCACGTCTGACACGTTCCCCGGCGGGTTCCTGACGCGGCTGTTCGGCCACACCTTCCTGGTTCTGGGGTCGCTGTCGTTCGCGCTGCTGCTCCCGATGGTGGTGACGTCGAACCAGTGGGCGCTGAAGTGGCTGGGCAAACGTTGGCGGATCGTCCACCGCCTCGTCTACGTGGTATGGGCGTCTATCGCCATACACCTGTTGCTGCTGTTCGGCTTCAGGATGCGGTTCTTCGGCGACTACATCCTGGCTACCCTCCCACTTGCTATCCTGCGAATCCCCGCCGTGTCGCGGTGGTGGGACCAGGCCCACAAAGAGAAGAAGGACAGGTTCCTAAGGTGGTCAGCAGCTCTCGCTTGCCTGGGCGTGTGCGCTCTGGGCTTCGTGCCGTTCTTACGGGAACTGGCCTTCAAAGGACATTTGGCCTTCGATCGGCAACCGCCCTCGGACTGACCCGGCAACAGGTGGCGCTGCGCCGGATGGTGGGGTTCGCCCTACTCATCGTGCTAGTGATCGCCGCGCTCGCTTCGCAACAGCTGATCGTGCATGGCTGGGCGTTCTTTGTTGATCGCCCCTCAGGGGTGGGAGCCTCATAATGTGGTGTCGTATCATCTTCGGCGGGCTCGCTTGGCTTATGGGTTCCGCGCGTTGGGGCCGGTTTGTCGCTAGGTGCCACCGCTCCAAATAGATACACTGGAAGGACACTTCCGCCTTTCATCTTGAAGAGAGCTGCATGCGCCGACGCCCGCGACCTGTAGTCAAGGCCTACTACTGGACGAAGAAGAAGAACTTCGGCGACCTGCTCGCCCCGTACCTGTTGAACCGTTTCGCGAACGTCGATTGCGCCCTCTCTACTCCGGAGGACGCGGACGTGGCGGTGATCGGCTCGATCCTGCATCACCTACCCCCGGACTTCGCCGGTACGGTACTCGGATGCGGAAACCTGTACCCCACGTTCACCCCGCAACTTCAGAATGCCACCGTGCTGGCGCTACGCGGCCCGCTGACGGCCCCGGGCTACAAGGGTGGACACGCCATAGGCGACCCGGGCCTACTCGCGCCAGAACTCGTCACACCCACCACGAAGGTTTGGCGTACCGCGATCGTTCCGCACCTGACTGACCACAAGCTGGAGACGATGCGCGAGTTCGTCGCCGGTCCCGACTCGATCGTGGTCCATCCGTGGCGGGATCCGCTGTGGGTGGCGCAGACGATAGCGGAGTCTCGCCGGGTGGTTACCTCGTCTCTGCACGGGACTATCTTGGCCGACGCTTTCGGCATTCCCCGCCGCGTGATTCACAGCACTACCCTCGACAACCCGAACGAGGGCGGCCGTTTCAAATGGCAAGACTATTCGGCCGCTATCGATATGCCCATCGAGGTGGGGAAGTTCCAGCTGGCGAACCGCGATAAGATTAACGACATACGAGACCAGCTCGCCGACGCCTTCGAGGTGTTCGGCAAGTCGGTCCGAGATCGAACCGGAGGTTAACCAGTGGCTGACTACACAGTGGTGGCTCACCCGTCTTTCAACGTGTTGAAGGATGGCAGATGGGTTGCGTCTTTCCAGAACGAGGCCGACGCGAATGCGTTCGTGACCGGCGCGTCCCAGAACTCCGCGCTAGTCGCTGAGCTTCAGGACATCATCACCGCGCTCGAAGCCGAGTTCGGCAAGGTCGAGAGGTAATCCATGGTGCGACAGCCTTGGGATGCCGCATTCGAGTGGATGCGTCGCCTCAACCTCATGAAGACCCGACCGGGCAAGCGACATCAGCGCGGGCATGGTATCTCGGTTGTCGTACCGTTCCGGCCGGACAACGACATTCGCGAGCGCACGTGGGAATGGCTGCGGGAGTACTACACGCACCACCTCCCGGGCATCGAGATCGTCATGGGCACCGACGACGGGTTCGACCCGTTCTCGAAGTCGATGGCGGTCAACGACGGCTGCCGCCGTGCGACCGGCGAAGTGTTCGTGATCATGGACTCGGACTGCCTGATCGATCCTGACGTGATCGTGGAGTGTGCGCAGAACATCCGCGACGCCGAGCGCCGAGGACACCGACGCTGGTATGTGCCCTATCGCAGGTTCTACCGGCTCAGTGCCGAGTTCTCCGAGGAACTGCTGGAGAGCAACCCGCGCAGGCGTGTGCACCTAGAAGACCCGCCCCCGTCGTGGGAGCTGGACGTGTGGACCGGAACCTCATCCGGCCACCACTGGGGCGCGCTGATCACGATCATGCCGCGTAGAGCGTTCGAGCTGGTGCGTGGCATGGATCCTCGGTTCCGTTCCTGGGGCAGTGAGGATGTGTCGTTCCTGTGGGCCCTCGACACCCTGTACTGCCGACACCGCACCACCGACAACCCGGTGTATCACCTGTGGCACCCGCGCTTCGGCGGGAACACCCACGTGACGCGGTTCTGGAAGGGCGGCACGGCCGGTCAGAACAACGACCTCGCCATGAAGTACCGGGCCGCGCTGCACGACCCGGTGAGGATGCGTCGCCTCGTCGATGAGGGGTTCAGCGATGACAGCCCGGACTGACGATGAGGATGTGCTCTGGCCCCCGCGTTGGCCTGTGGTAGGCTGACCGCCAGGTCCACATGGGCCTGACGCTTCTCGGGACGGAGAAGTAAGGAAAGCGGGACCCCTTGGAACGGGTCCCGCTTTCTGCATGCTCGACGGACTACGGTCGCACGTCGTAGTCGTCGTCGTCTTCGGTCCAGCTGGTCCCGTTGCTCTTGCGTTCCTCGGATCCGCCGTCAGCGTTGGCCTGCTCGACGTATTGGGTCAGGCTCTCGGTGCGAGCCATGAACCGGTAGTCGTACGCCATGGTGGATTTAGCTTCCACGATGCTGCCAGGCAGCAGCTCCGCCTCTACCGCTTCGACAGCCGACTGAACCGCCTCGTCGTACGCGGCGCGCAGCCTGCTGCGGGAAGTCTTGTGCTGTCCCAGCTCGAAGTTCAGAACGATGGTGAAAACCTTGTCGGGGGTGCCGTTGGCCATGAGTGGTGGTGTTCCTTCTTTGGTGTTGTGTTCTCCCGCGTGGTCCGGAGGAGATGCTTCGACTCTAAGCCGGGGGGTTGACGGTCGTCAAATTTCCTTAATCCTCATGATCATCCGCCCCAAGAAGGGTGCGTGATCATGGTCTTGACCTGGTCTTGAGGTTCTTCAGCCGCTTGCCTATCCGTCAACCCGGCGATAGGCTGGGAACGTTCGGATCCGAAGCCGAACAGGACGCCTCAGGTCGTGGCCATCGACTTGGGGCGTTCCGAGCTGACCAGGGAGGTCAATGTCCCACATCCCGCTTAAGAAATACCTCACCGCCCTACTGCGGGAGAAAGATCTCCGCGACCAGCAGCGCTACGACGCCCAGACTAAGGCCGTCGATGCCGCACTCCGGGCCCAGCAGGAAGCCGTAGCCGCAGCGCTCGCCGCAGCGGAGAAGGCCGTAGCCAAGGCCGAGCTTGCCGCAGAGCGCCGGTTCGAGTCCGTCAACGAGTTCCGGGCCCAGCTGTCCGATCAAGCGGCAACGTTCATGCCACGCGGTGAGGCCGAAGCACGGCTCAATGTGTTGTCCGACAAGATCGACGAACTGAAAGACGGCGCAGCCAAAACGACCGGCCAGAACACAGGAAAGTCCGCATCTTGGGTGTACCTCGTCCAATTCATGGGGTTGATCAGCGGTCTAGTCATCGTGTATGTTGCGCTTAAGAAGTGAAACCCCATCGGCATGAAACCTGAGGATGATTCATGAACAAGAAACAGCTCGAAACCAGCAAGGGTGTGCTTGCCTACCAGAGCAGCAGCTACGGCACCCCGCAACCGGTCGTGCTCATGGCGACCGTCTGCTACTCCCGCCACTTCCCCTACGGCGGCGGCATAAAGCTGCGGCGCCAGGACGCCAGCTGCAAGCCGCGACAGAACCGGGGCTTCAACTCAACGACCTACGGCTACCCGGTGATGCTGTTCCATGACCCGGAGAAGGCACAGAAGTACTACGACGAGATGGAGTTCGGCGCCCTCGACAAGATGATCGACGAAGAGGGCCTGTACGTGAACGACCTGCAACCCGAAGGTGCACGCCTGGAACTCGTGAACAACCGCCACCTCGTCGGCCCGTGGGATGAGGTCAAGGCCAAAGCGGACGCGGAGAGGGCAGAGCGGGCGATACAGCGCGAGGAACGCTCGGCGCAGCTCTGGGCGTGGGAGAAGCAGAAGGAAGAAGCCGAGATGGACATGGCAGAGCTGGTGGATCCTGCCGCCGACCTGAACACGTCTCTGTACCTCTCGATCAATGGGCGTGACGGCTGGGCGTCCATCAACCTGGACACCCTCACCGCAATCCTGAAGTACGCGAAGGAATCATGAAAGACACCATGCGGGCTTACGCAACCGGCTGCCGCTACTGTGACAACTGGGGCCCTATCTCGGGTTGCTGGCGGTGCGTCCGGCGGCATCCGCTGCGGCTGATCCGGAAGCTCGTCGTACGCATCCGTAAGGTGGAGAACTAATGCCCGAGCAAGACCCGGGTTTCTTGTCGTTCTGGCTCAACGCTGAACGCCAGATCCAACGGGAACGTCTCCTCGACCACCACGCTGAACCCCCGCTCACCGCAGCGTCCATCATGCATCGCCGCCGCTGCGCCGTGAGAGCATGGATCTTCGCCAACCCCACCCGCATAGGAGGCAAGCGATGAACCTCTCCCCGGAGCACCTCTCGTTCTGGATCAACGCCGAGAAGCAGATCCAGCGGGACAGCCTGAAGTCCACCATGAAGAACCCGCGCGGTACGCGCCGCTGCGCCATCAAGGCGTGGCAGTGGGCCAATCCCGACGTGCAGAAGGAGACTGAGGATGCCGGACAAGCCGGAATGTAACACCAACTGCGACAACGGCGTACACCTCGGCCACGACACCGACATGGTCGGCAACACCGCATGGATGTGGACGTGCTGTCTGTGCGGGCAGTGGTGCGACTACATCGAGGGGGACTACGCTGCGGCCGTACGGTCCGGCCAAGAACACTTGGAGACTGCCCATGCCGAACGATGAACCACAGGGGATCGATCCGTTCGACCTGTCCATGGCGATGGTACGAGCGTTCGAGACGATGAACACGCCTGTCCCGCTGTGGCAGCCGCTGCGCCGCCCGCTGACCGGTCCGCGTCCGAAGCCGGTAGCACCCCCGAAGCCGGATGCCCCTGACGGCATGGCCGCTGTGTGGATCCGTGAGGGCGGCGAGTACGAATGCCCCCACATGGAGATCTACAAGGGACGGCCGGAGTGGTCCTACGATGGCGTGTGGGCGATCATTCCGAAGAGTGAGGCGCAGCGTCTGCGGAAAGCTATCAGCGGCGCCCGCAAGGCAGAGGATGAGCTACGCGAGACCTACGAAGACCTCAAGTACAGGAGGGGCGATGGCTGATCCGCTGGCACGCATGTTCCTCGTGTCTGAAGAAGCGTTCCATGACGGTAACCGCCTGTTTAAGGTGCTGCACGGAGGCATGGACTACATCCGGCTCAAGTGGCGCGGTGACGGCCAGTGGTTCGTGAAGGACGAACACGGCCGGTGGGTGGCACTGTGACCCGCCGTATCCCCGGCTACGACATCACCGACTACGACGAGGACGACGACATGCTTCAGTTCGTCCCGATGCTCGGCGACAAGGTGCGGGTGCGAACCCCATCCGGCGAGCATGGTACCGTCCTTGACGTGGACTACAGCTACGGCCTCGTCCGCGTGGAGCTGCCGTGGCCGTGGTACCGGTACCCGAAGAAACGGAAACGCACCGCCGTCTACCGTGTGAAAGATCTGGAGATCGAAGCATGAGCAAGAAAGACGAAGGCTGGTACTTCAGGACCGAAGGCGCTATCTCCACCTCCTTGGCGGTTGCCCTGATGCTGTGGGGGCTCGTCGCCATCCTGTTGGTTTCGCTGGGGGTGCTGTGACCGACCCGGAAATCATCCGCCTGCCCGCGCTCATCGACTTCTTCGACCAGGACAGGCTGTTCGCGTTCGAGGGCCAGAAGTGGCTGTGGGGCTTCTACCGGTACGAGATCGACCGGCGTAACAGCGGCGGTACTCGGTGGCGGTCAGTGTCGTTTGAGCTGATCCCCTTGATCGGCCAGCCGAACCCGCACTACCAGGAGGGCGAGTAATGTCTGACCCGAGCCCTGAAAACGACTGGCTACGGAAGCTCACCGACACCGAGGTGAGGTCTAACCTGCTCTGGTTGAAGCGCAACCTAGTGGAAATCAAGGTGGCCAAGGCCAGCACGAAACGCTCAATTAAGAAGTACGAGGCAGAGTTGAAGCGGCGGGAGCAGGGCGAGTGAAAGCCGAGGTGCGGACGTACGGCGGGGAAGAAAGAACCGGCGAGGTTTACGGCCGTACACTCACGCTCACCACCGTGAAGCACTGGCAGCTGTACGTCGATGACGAGTTCATCTCCGACAGCAGCGTGCCCGAACATGCTGAGCTGTTCCAGCGCATCGCCGACAAGCTGAACGAGGAATGATGATCCCCACTGTCTCGTTCGAGGATGCAGCGGAGATCTTCGCCGACGCACCCCTGATCGTGGTCAACCCGCTGTTGCCTGACTGTGACCACCTGCTCTACGTGGCGCCAGTCTTCAGCTTCAGCCTCGACCTGATCTGCTCACGGTGCTTCGGCATCAGGAAGAACCCGTTCTCACCGGAATGGGCCGGACTGCCGTTCGAGGAAGCCTGCCAGCGGTTCGCCGACGAGGTAGGCGGTACACTCGTCGGAGCGATAGGAGAAACACGATGACCCACGAACCCACCCACGGCTACACCAACGCCGGTACCCCGGTCCACGGACACCGCATGGACCACCACCGCACCGACACCGCATACCAGCGGTTCAACAAACGCGCCGCAGAGAAGATCACCAGCAAGGTCGGCACCATGACCTGTGCATGGGTGTTCTGCCTACTGGCGCTGTGTTCCCTCCCGGCGATCCTGTCCCAGTTCCACCTGTTCGCCCACACCTTCCCTGATGCCCTGGTGCGGGTGTCGATCATCGCGCTTGTGTCGTGGATTGCCCAGTCGTTCCTTCAGCTGGTGCTGCTTCCTGCCATCATGGTGGGGCAGAACCTTCAGGGCGCGGCCTCGGATGCCAGGGCAACGAAGACGTTCGAGGACACCGAGGAGATCCTGAAGGCGGTGAAGCAGATGCACAGTGAGATCGGTCCGCGCCTGATGGGCAAGGCTCCGTGCCGCTGCTCTGGCTGCACCAAGCCCCGGAAGGGTGGATGGTGATGATACTTGGTGTCCCGTGGTGGTTCCCTGTAGTAATGCTGGCGCTACTCATATTCTCTCTGACGGTATTCGGACGTGGTGACTAAGATGGGTATCCTGGGGCCCGGTGCTTCCGGTCGCTGTCTGGAGTGCGACTCCAAAGGCCATCACGCGTGGTGGTGCAAGCGCAGCCCGGGAGGAGGTAAGAGCTGATGAAATTCTGGGATATCCTCCGGGGCGCGAAGCTGACCGACAAAGAAATCATGGAGACCGCCATTCGTATCGAAACGATCGACGTACCCTCTATTCCTCCGGCCGACCCTGAGGCAGAGATAGCCGCTTTCCGTGAGGCGCGGGAGGCCAGCAAGAGCAAGCGCAGGCCTGGGGGTGGGCGGCGGTGAGACGCTTCTGGCTGTACCGGGTCCTGCTGCTCGGCTGGTTGCACGTGCTGTCGTTCGCCGCCGGTCGTCGGTTGCCGAGGTACGTACGCTATCGGGTGATGCGCCACCAACGTGGGAAGCCCACTGTCCTCTGGTCGCGGCGTTCAGCTGGTCCGCTTTACGTCTCCTCCTTGTGCCGCTGGGGAGGGACGCGCAGGAGAGACCCGGTGTGTGACGAGTTCGTTTCCGACTCCGCCCCACTGCGGGAGTTGGGCAACGGTCTTGTGCCTGTGTGTCCCAAGCATGCTGCGGAGTGGGCCAGGGTTCGGGAGGAGAACTCCCGGCGCGGCTACGTGTCGCGTTCGTGGATCACACACCTAGAACAGGAAGTAGGTCTGAGCTGATGTGTCTGCACTGTCCTAGCTGTGACTGCCACAAGACCTCGCAGCGTGAAGAGAACCGCGTGCTGAACCTCGCCGAGGATGTCCAGCGTAACCATCCGGACCTGCCTTGGATCGACTGCCTCGCCTATGCGACGGACCTGGTATTGACCCCTCGTCAACCTGAACGGTAGGATCCCGACCATGAAGATCTACATCGACAAAGACGAGCGTTACCCGGACTACACGCCATACGGGGACCGGCGGCACACGGGCATGGTGGAGCTGGACGTCCCGGCGGACAAAGTCAACTACTGGAACCGCATCTGGATCGAGTACGACGCCATGCAGCGGGACCTCGACGATCTCTACAAGGCGGCGACTCAGAATGGCAAGTGATGACCACTCCGCCTCGGTGAACTTCCTCGCCGAGAAGGTGCGCTGTGAAACCTGCCTACAGCACAAGACCATGGCCTACTTCTCGATGCAGCGCGGCCGGTACAGCAACAACCACTGCAACACCTGCCGCATAGTGCGGTCCGGGTTTGAGGCGCCGAAGCGCAGAACCGGATGGTGGGAGTTGGCTGCCTGCCATATCAAGAACAAGCCTGCCGACCCGAAGTCACGGCGCCTGCTGACAGAGGCTGATCTGGAAGTGTTGTTCTTCCCGAACGGGCTGGGTGAGATCAACCGACAGGCGTGGAAGCCCATCTGCGACAACTGCCCGGTTCGCCTTCAGTGTGGCGAGTGGGGTAAGCTGTCGGGGTCGTCTGGTGTGTGGGGTGGGGAGTTCCGTCCGTACGACAGTACCTCGTGGACTAGGACCGAAGGGGCCGAGCGTGAGCCGGTATCGGATCGAAGCGGTTGAGGATACCTACTGGCGGCGCCGGTGGGACGTGTACCGCGTTGAAGGCTCTTGGTCCCCTTCCTCGTGGCTGAGGTGGGACATCGGGACCTTCTACCACCTGTCCAGCTTCAAGACCTGGGCGGAAGCCCGTGATTGGCTGATAGGCCATCTGAAGGAGAACGCATGACGGACAAGCCTGAAGACCCGTTCACCTCGACGGCGGCTGGCGCCATCGGCATGCACGAGCTGTATCGTGCGTTCGTCGAAGCCGGGTTCTCCGAGGAACAGGCGTTCATCATGATTCTGGAGTCCCTGAAAACTACAATCGCGAACAACCGACCTCAGTAGTCCCTTCCCGCGATAAGCTAGTTAGTAGTGCTAGCTTCGGAAGGGATTTCATGGGTAGGTTTTTCAAGCGCAGAGCCGAGGCAGACGATCGCCTCGGCTTTTGGCGTCGGCTGTTCTTCCACGGGTTCATCAAGACACCCTCGTCCCTGATCGCCGAGCCGTTCGAGGTGTTCCTCGTCGTCCTGGCGCTGCTGGATGCGGTGTCGCTCCTCATCAGGCACGAACACGGCACAGACCGGCCCCTGCTGGCCTACTACCATGGCGCCGCCGGACTATACATCTGGGCCTCGTCCATGCTCGTAGCCAGCTGCTCGCTGCTGTGGTCGCTGTTCCGCATGCACAACTACAACCTGATGAAGACGCGCCGTCTGGAGATCTTCGGGATGTGGATCTACGCCTTCGCGTTCGGATGGTACGGCTACAGCAACTTCTCTGTCGGCACCACTGCCGCTCGAACCCCGGTGCTCTATCCGGTCATCTCGGAAGTGATCATCTCTGTTCTGGTGATTGCGTGTGTAGTCCGCGCCGTCTCCCTGGCATCCCCGATCACCGCCCTGTCTGTGGCCCGGGTGCAGCGGGTGAAGCAGATCAAAAAGGAACTCCAGCGCCTGCTCGCGGTAAGGCGCTAGCCATGAACCCGGAAGACCTCGGCGTCTTGTTGACGGCTATCATTGCTGTCACAGGCGCTTTTGGTTTGTACTTCAGTGAGCGGAACGCGTCAAGACAACATCGCAAGGAAGTGGTGGATGCCGTGGACGCTCTGGGCAACCGGATCACCGCACTTGAAGTTAAGACAGATGTGTTCTGGACTGGTCTCATGAAAGACGCAGCCACGATCCTGCACCATCCCCACGCCGAGCATGCCCGCCGGGATGAACTCCTCGAAAAGCTCCTCGCTCACGAACTCGACGACGAGGAGATGTTGGAACTGCGGGGGAGGCTCGTCTACGCCATCGGTGGAGCCGAGACAGTGGGGGATCCTGGTGAGCAGCTGGCAGCGTCTATCCTGCTGAGACTGCTGGATGCCGAAGTCGGTACACTCGAATAGAGGTGATCCAGTGTCGGTTGGTTCGTTTGCTCTTGCCCTTGAGTCGGGCACCACATTCTCTCTTGTTCTTACTTGGGAGAACCCGGATGGTACGCCGGTTGATCTGACCGGCTATTCTGCCCGCATGCATGTGGTGGACAACCTGTCCAACAAAGCTCCGCTGCTCAGCTTCGACAGTGTCAGTGGCGGCGGTACCGGTACCTCACTGGTAGTGGGTACTACGGATGGGACGCTGGCCATCGGCCTCACCGCCACCGCCTCGGCCGCCCAGCCGTGGACTGAAGGCGTGTACTCCATCCTTGTGAGGTCCCCCAGCGGCACCATTACGCCGCTGTTGGAGGGCCCGATACTCCTGAACCCCGGGATCGGGTGGTAGCCCGATGTCTGACCCGATTGTGGTGACGGTACGGCAGGCTAGTTCGGTGGCGGTGAGGGTAACGCAGCCGGAGACGATGTCCGTAACCACCGCTGCGGCTGGCCCACAAGGACCACCCGGCCCTAGGGGTCCTGTCGGGTCCGGCAGTGTGGGGGTGTTCACGCAATCCTCCCCAGCGGCTACGTGGATCCTCGTCCACAACCTCGGCCGCCCTCCGTTGGTGGAACTGTTCGTCGCCGGTGCTCAGGTCATGGCGGATGTGATTGTCAGCGACGCGAATACCACGACCATCGTTTTCGCGACGCCACAAACCGGCCAGGCCATATATTCTTGACGTAGTAGGGACCGCGATGGTCCACGGCTAAACCCGTAAAAGGAGTTCATGGCGGTTAAGTTTCTCAATGGCATTGACTCGGCGTCACAGCGGATCATCAATGTCGCCGACCCGTCGTCTTCGAGCGACGCGGCAACCAAAGCGTACGTGGACAACTTCGCTGCGGGACTGGAGTGGAAGCAGGAAGTGGTCGTAGCGACCACCACGAACGGCACGCTGGCTACGGCGTACGCGAACGGTCAGACCGTGGACGGCTACACGCTTGTCACCGGTGACCGGATCCTGCTGAAGAACCAGACCACCCAGACCGAGAACGGTATCTACGTCGTCGCGGCGTCGGGTGCTCCCGCTCGCGCTGCCGACGCATCCACCACCCCCGGCCTTCAGTCGGCTACGGTGATGGTCGTCAAGGGCACCGCCAACGCTGACACGGCGTGGACCCAGACCACCAACGATCCGAACGTCGGCGTGTCGAACATCGTGTTCGCGCAGTTCGGTGCGGGTACTTCCTACTCAGCCGGTAACGGCCTTCAGCTGTCCTCGACTACCTTCTCGGTTCTGCCGAACGGTACCTCGATCGACGTCTCCTCGTCTGGTGTGCGTATCGCTTCGGCTGCGCTGGGCAACGGTCTGACCGGTGGTTCCGGTACGGTCGTCAGCGTCAACAACGGCACTGGCCTGACGTTCAACTCCGGCGCTCTCCAGATCGACACGTCACTGGTGGTGCGTAAGTTCGCCGCCTCGATCGGCAACGGCTCGCTGACCGCGATCACGGTTACCCACAACCTGGGTACCACAGATGTGGTGACGCAGGTGTTCGAGGTTTCCACCGGCAACGTGGTGCAGCCGGACATTCAGCACGCCACCACGAACACCGACATCATCACGTTCGCGACGGCCCCGACTACGAACCAGTACCGCGTCGTCTGCCACGGCTAATCCAACACAGACCTAGCACAGATCCCGTACAGACCTTAAGTAAAAGGTGGTTCCTTGGCGTTCCCAGTCGATCCGCGTTCGATAAGCCGGGCGCAGCGTCAGCGCAAGGGATCCTATCCTGCCGAGGGTGGGTACGGTTCCGGGGGTGTCGCCAACTACGGTCCGGGGACCGCTCAGCAGCCCCAGTACGCGTCGTTCAACATGGGTTCCGCTGGGTTGCAGCGGGACCCGAACACGTTCGCGAATGCCCTGTTCGGCCCTGGTGTGCCGATGGTGGGTCCCGGACTGGATCAGCTCAACGATGATGGCCTGGTGGATCCGCGCCGGTATGAGTACCCGGTCGCGTGGAACCTGCCGCATGGTGTTCCTGGATCTGAAGGTTACAAGCTGGCCTCGTTCGACAACCTGCGCAGCATCTGCGACATGTACTCGGTGGCGAATGCCTGTATCGATACTCGCATCTCGGAGATCCGTGGTTTGGAGTGGGACATCGTCCCCACCAAGGAAGCCGAGAAGGACATGGCGTCTGACCATGCCGCGCACAAGGACTTCCAGGAACGCCGCGCCGAGGCGATGAGGTTCTGGAAACGCCCGGACACCGACTACGCCGACCACTCCACGTGGTTGGCTGCTCTGCTGTACGACGTGTTCCAGGTGGATGCGCTGTCGCTGTATATGGCGCCTACCCGCATGAAGGGTAAGGGACTGCTGGGTTCTGATCTGGCGGAGCTTCAGCTGATCGACGGTACCTCGATCCGTCCGATGATCGACGTCCGTGGTGCACGGCCGAAACCCCCGAACGTGGCCTACCAGCAATACCTGTATGGCGTGCCGCGTACCGACCTGATGACACCCCCGGACCCGGAGACCTTCGACGACATCGAGATGGTCGCGGAGTACCGCTCCAACCAGCTGCTCTACCTGCCGTACGTGCCTCGACGGTGGACCCCGTACGGGTTCCCGCCGGTCGAGCGTGCCCTCATCCCGGTGATGACTGGCCTGTATCGGCAACAGTTCCAGCTGGACTACTTCAACGAGGGATCCATCCCCGGCGTGTTCATCTCCCCCGGCGACACGAACATGACCGTGGGCCAGATGCGCAGTTTGCAGGATTCGCTGAACGCTCTTGCCGGGGACTCCGCGCACAAGCATCGGGTGGTTGTGCTCCCTCCCGGTTCCCGGGTGGATCCGCAGAAGCCCACGGCGCTCGCCGACCAGTTCGACGAGATCGTGATGTCCTCGGTGTGTATGGCGTTCAACGTGCTTCCGGTGGAGATCGGTATCACGCCGCGCGTGTCCATGGTGCAGTCCTCCTCGACGTCGAACATGCAGACCCGTGCAGCGAACTCGATCATCGAGCGTAAGGCGCTGAAGCCGCTTCTGATGTGGCTGAAGTCCGCTGTCTTCGACTACATCCTTCAGGACATCTGCGGCCAGTCCGACATGGAGTGGCAGTGGGAGGGTATGGAGCAGGGTCTGGACGAGGCTACTCAGGTCTCCATCCTCGTTTCCAAGATCAACGCTGGACTGCTCACGATCGACGAGGGCCGGAACGAGCTGGGCGAACAGCCGTTCGGTCTGCCGATGACGACTGAACCCCTGGTGGCGACGAGCATGGGCTACCTGGCCCTCGGCTCGATCGACCCGAGTACGGGCAAGCCGGAGGGGTTGCAGCCGAACGCCGAGGCAGGCTCGATAGCTCCGCCTGGTGAGGCTCCGCCGGATAGTGGTGGTGGGGCGGCTAAGCCCAAGCCGAAGCCGAACCCCGGCGCGTCCGGGGCTTCTGCCGGGGCTGCGGCTTCTGACCGTGCTGTTGGCTCTAAGCCTGGCGCTGGGGAAGGTAACGGCGGTAAGACCACGGGCGCGGGCGCGAAGGCGCTGGAGGCGATGGTCACGAAGGCTGCTCTTGCCGAGCTGGATGCCCTACGGCGCCGGTTGAAGCAGGGCAAGTCGATCGAGGACTGGGAGTGCAGGGCGATCGAGCACGGTGTGCTAGACGCCATGGTCTACGCGTTGCAGATGGGTGAGGATCCACTCGACGTAGTCGAGAAAGCTAGGCAGTCGGTTACCCAATCCAGACGTGAGGCCGCACTGGCGCCAATCAAGGATTCGGTGGCGGCAGAACTGGGAAAAGCCGTTAACGGCCTCCGTACCGGAAGGATCGGTGGACCGGAATTCATCTCCAGGGGAGTTGCCGCTATGACGGATGGCACTTCCAAGGCGATGCGGCTGGGTGCTTCACACGCTATGTCTGATCTTGGCCACCCGGGTTCTCACCGGCTGGTCAAGTTCGCGCCGAGGAAGACTCCGCCTGTCGATTTCGAGAGTGACGACTACGAAGATCTCCATGACCAGGTGGGGGACTACTGGGATGAGCAGGCGGAGGCTCAAGCCCAGGATGGTAGGCACTTCCTTGAGAAGCTGATGCGGGATGTGACTGCGGCTGGCGCTACCACTGCCGCGTTCGCTGGGATGGCTGGAAGGCTCGACTTGTACGGGCAGCAGGCCCAGTCGTCCTATGAGCAGGCCTACGGCATCACCAGGGTAGCGGCTGCACAGGTAGAGGCTTCCAGCAACGGCGACGATGGGGTGACCCTCGACGACGGTACCGACCTGGCGCCCGGCGAGCAGATGATCACGTGGAGCGGCGGGGATTGTGCCCTGTGTGCTGAGCGGGATGGTGAGCAGTACACCATCGAGACGTTGCCCGGCTGGCCTGGTGACGGGTTCTTCGGGGAGTTGTGCGAGGGTGGGCCGAACTGCAATTGCGACCTGTCCTGGGATGATGTGACTGCCGAGAATGGCATCAAGCTGGATGGTTACGCTGCGGAACGTGCCGCTTTGGCATCTGACCAGCAGGAACGGATGCAGCAGGTGAACGATCTGCGGCAGACGTTCGTGGACAATCTCCCGTCGAGTGTGCAGGCGGATGCGCAGGCCCGGGATGATGCCCGGCAGCAAATCGCTACGGAGATGGGTGCACACCAGGGCTATACGGCTTGGCCTGAGGATGTAGCTGCCTCTGACGTACGCGACCGGTTGTCTTCCGGGCAGTAGACTGGACATCAGGAAGAGGGTGATTGCCGTGGCGTTTCGTCTGGCTGTTGAATACGGTGAACTGGCTGTCGCGTACGAGGATGACTCGCGAGATGTTCTAGACCTCTTGGAGAGCGGAGCTTACGAGCAGATAGTAGCCATGGGAATGGCCAAGATCACGCAGGCGGTTGAGTCGGGGGTTATGGATTCATCCGATTTCGATCTCGACCTGGCTGTGGCTACGCGGCTTAGCGTGGACGACCAGGCGGCGGAGATCGTGTTCGAGGAAGACGAGGCCGAATAGATGGCCGTTAAGCAACTGGGTGCTTATCCGGCGAACAGCACGGATGCCGCTTCGAAGCAGTACGTGGACGACTTCCAGTCCGGCGAGAACTTCAAACTGCCGTGCTCGTTCGCTACCGCCGGTGCGGCGCTGCCGTTCGGTCCTGCCGTGTACGCTTCGGCGGGCAACGGGGGTGTCGGTGACACCCTCACGGCGGCGTCTAACGGCATCTTGACGTTTGACGGCGGTACTCCCTGGACCGCCGTCTCCCAGACCATCACGAACGTCACCAACTCGGGTACAACCGTGACATTCACGGTGGCTTCGACTACGGGCATGGCGGTAGGTCAGCCGGTGACCATCGCCGGGGTTACCGGGTTCACCACGAACAACCCAAACGGAAACTTCACGGTCAACACTGCCGGTAGCTCCACTAGCTTTACGGTCATCGTCAACAACGCACCGACCGGAACCTACTCGTCGGGTGGGACCGTGGTAGGGCAGGCTTGTCGGATCCTGGTGAAGAACGAGGCCACCACCTCGCGCAACGGCATCTACGTCGTTACCAACAAGGGCGCGGCTTCAGGAAAGTATGTGCTGACGCGCTCGACGGACATGGATTCCGCCACGGTCACGAACACGGGTCTCCAGAAGTACAACGGCGCGGTGGTCCACGTTGAGGGCGGCACCACCAACGCCGGTACCGGGTGGGCACTGAACATCACGGGAGGTGTGACCCCCGGCACCACCTCGTTGTCGTGGACTCAGGTATACGGCGTGGGTGTCTACACCGCCGGTAACGGCATCACCAACACGTCGGGGTCTTTCTCGGTTGCTCCTCTCACCAACGGCGGTATCACGGTCGCGGCTGGCGGGGTATCGGTTACCGCTGGCAACGGGATAGCGGTTGGCTCTGGCGGGGTGGTGGTTACCCCTGCCACGAACGGGGGCCTGTCTGTCGGGGCTGGCGGCGTGGCTGTCGTTGCGCCTTCAACGTTCACCCCGTTCAGTGCCACTACTGGGTTCGCCATTGGCGCCGGTGGTGCCCAGAGTGGCTATTTCGTGCGGGCCGGGAACCTCTGTTGGGTACATGCGGAACTTGTTGTCGGCAGCGGTACGAACCTCGGTTCTTCCGGCGTGATCCTGACGCTGCCTGTTGCTGCGGCTACGTACGCCATTCTGCAAGGCACGTGGAAGTCTGCCGCTCTTTCGAACCACCCGCTTTACGCGTACACCCAGTCGTCTGGCACTGCTACCTGCACTGTCACCTGGGCGCGGACTGGCACGTTGGCTTCTGGCGTGGACAACGACGCCCTTCTGACGAATACGTCACCGGAAGCGATCGCCACCGGCGATTTCATGGTCATTAGCGGATGGTACAAGATCTAGCCATGAAGAAGTGCGCTACGTGCGGCAAGAACCGCGACGAGAAGTTCTACGTGAGCGAGCGCGGCAGGGTCTGCCATTCGTGTCGTAAGAAGAAGCGTTCCGAGTCTGCTCACAACCTGAGGGTGTCGCGTACGTACGGGATGGATGCTGGCGACTATGAGCGGCTGCTGGTGTCCCAAACTGCGAAGTGTGCCATCTGTGTCGGTGACCGGCCGTACCGCCTCGACGTGGACCACGACCACAAGACCGGTTACGTTCGTGGGTTGCTGTGCAAGCGCTGTAACCGCGAGATCTTGAAGGCGGCACGCGACGATGCCGATCTGCTTCGAAAAGCAGCGGCGTATCTGGATGATCCTCCGGCTCCGAAAGCCATAGGATACAAGAAAGCACATGGCGCATAGACAACACGGTTGTGCGTGCGTCAGACTAGAATAGATCCGTGGGCTATGTGAGCCCCTTTCCCCTAACTCATGGAGGTTAGTGGCCAATACGACCAGCCCTACCGATCAGCTCCGGATGTCTTTTCCCATCTTGAAGATGGATGAGACGCCCGAAGGGGATCTGATAGTTTTCGGGAAGGCTACCGATGCCTCTCTCGACTCCGACGAGCAGATCGTCGATCAGAAGTGGTCGGCCAAGGCGATCGAGGATTGGCTGACGTCGGGCGCGAACGTCCGTGTTCAGCATTCCCCGTTCCTGTACCCGGCGGGCAAGGGCATCGAGGTCCAGACCAGCGACGATGGCCACTACGTGAAGGCGCTTGTCGTTGAGGACAACGCGAAGAAGCTGTGCCGTGCTGGCGTGCTTCAGGCCTTCTCCATCGGCATCAGTCAGCCGAAGGTGATTCATGACTCGGCGGCGAAGAACGGCCGTATCGTCGGCGGTTCCCTCGCCGAGATCTCCCTGGTGGACCGTCCGGCCAACGCGAACTGCGGGTTCAAGATCGTGAAGTCGGCGGATGGTGTCCCGGTGGACACCGAGGAGATGTTCGGCAACCTTCAGGAAGCGCTGGAAGCGGCCGAGAAGACCGCCGAGCCGGTGGTGGAGAAGTCCGCCGAGGGTGAGTTCCCGGCCGACCTGTTGGCCGAGTGGGCTGCGGACCGTGACCGGTTCGTCAACAACATGCCCGACGTGGAGGAGCCCGAGGCGTGGCGTGCGTGGAAGTCCGAGAAGGACCTCTACTTCGCTGGCACCGACGAGTCCCGTACCGCGTGGCTGGCCAAGCGGGAAGGCAAGACCGTAGAGCCCGAGGTCGAGAAGGGCCAGAAGGACTGCCCGAGCTGCGGCGCGTCCTACGACGGGGACAGCAAGCTCCGCAACTGTGCGAAGTGCGACGCTGATCTGCCTCACGCCGACAAGTCCGTGGCGGAGCCTGAGGAGGAGAAGGCGAAGAAGCCTGCTCCCGACCAGAAGAAGCCCCCGTTCGGTGGCGGCAACCAGGCTGACCCGGATGGTGACGGCGACAACGACGAGGACGAGGACGAGGCCAACGCGAAGAAGAAGGGCGAGATGCCGTATACGGTGAAGCGCCTGCACGACGTGCTGTGCCCGGTGTACTCCGATGGTGCGGTGTCCCGCGAGTACGCTTCGCTGAAGTCGTGGAACGACGCCATCAACGTGGACGCTGTCCGTGCGTTCCTCGGCGACGAGGCTGGGGAGCTGGCGACCGACCTCAAGGCCGCAGACCCGGACATGCTGGCCGACGCCCGCGCGCAGCTGCACAAGGCTTTCGCGGACATGTACCCGACTGCCCACGTGTCTCCGACGAGCATGTCTCCCGGCCAGTTCCGGCGCGGCTACCTCTCTTCGGGGCATCAGCGGGAGAACGCTACGGGTTCTGACTCCGGCGCTCGGATCCCGACGTCGAATCAGCGGGTGGATGCGTCACAGTTCAACCGTGGCCCGCTGACCTCCGGCCAGGAACGCCCGTCTCCGGGTAACAAGCGTGCTTCCGGGATCTCTCCCGAGTACGCCGCCGGTTCGGCCGCGTTCACCCGGAACATGCTTCAGAATCTCCACGATCACATCACGGACACTCGTTCCGAGGTGTGCCCTCTCGTGGACAGGAAGAGTGAGATCCCCGCAGATATGCATGCGGGTGCGACGCTCACTCCGGTGACGCCCCCGAAGGGCGCAGGCTTCAGCGAGGAATTCCTCGCGAAGATGGATGCACTCGTCGAGAAGAGTGCACGCCAGGAAGACCAGATCGCAGTGTTGCAGGCTGCGATCGATGAACTCGGTGCCCAACCCGATCCGGCTCTGGCCCCAGTGCGGGGAGTAGTCGCGAAGTCGGCAGACAGTACGGTAGTCACTCCGGTGGAGCGGACTTCGTCTGTGGAGCGGCGCGAGCCTACCGAAGATGACCGTCTCAAGGCGTATGCCCTGGCACGGATCAACGACGGTGATCCCGCTTGGCGAAAGATGGCATACGAAACGCTCGAAAAGCTCGGGCACAAGCCGTCTGACGAAGACTAACCGAACTGTACTGGGAGGTACATGGCAACGGACGTTGCAACCCCGCAGAACGCGGGCGAAGCTGCGGCTATCTTCAAGGCCGCCGTGGCTTCGGAGGCGGGCCGCTACGGCTCCGCCGACAGCATGCTTTCCGCACGGATGCCCAACTCTGTCAAGGGCAAGGGCTACATCTCGGGGATCCGGGACCAGGACACGGGTAAGCGCAAGCTGGCCCCGACCGAGGACCCGGAAGAGATCCTGCGCGACAGCATGAAGGCGGAGGACGCCCTCCGCAAGGCCGTGAAGAACGGTGTGGCTGACCCCACCGGTGTCTACAAGGGCCTGAACCCGCAGTTCTCGAACCAGCTCGGGTCGCTGATGACTCAGCACCCCTCGATGCAGGGTATCAACACCCTCGTCGGCGAGATCCAGGGCGCGCTGTCCGAGATCTCCGGCAAGAACTTCACGCTGACGTCGCCGAACGCGACTGGCTTCGTGCCGTTCGACCTGGTGTCTCCGTCGCGCCTGCTGTACCCGGTTTACAGCCCGCTGCGGAACAAGATCCCGCGTACGCCCGGTCAGGGTGTCGCGCGGCAAGAGAAGGTCGTCACCGCGATCTCCGGCTCCGGCCAGAACGCGGCTCCGGCCCTGCGCATCACCCAGACCGAGCTGATGGGCGGTTCCCTTTCGGGCAACTGGCCTCTGAGCCTGCCGGGTTCCGGTACGCAGATCTCCGAGAACATCGACGTCCCCTACCGGTACTGGGGTATGACCGAGGCGCTGTCGTGGCTGTCTCAGTTCGCGTCGCAGGGCTTCGAAGACCTGTCGGCTCTGGCGAACCTGATCCTGCTTCAGGAGTTCATGCTGGCCGAGGAGTACGCGGACCTGTTCGCGACTTCTCACGCTCCGTCCTCTCCGGTTGTCGTTTCGGCAACGCTGCGGGCTAAGGGCGCGGGTGAGACGGCGATCACCGGCTCCGGTACGAACGTGTATGTGGCGGTCACCGCTACCAACGCGTACGGCGAGACCACGATTTCCAACGTGGTTCAGGCCGCTGGCACCTACGCCACCGGTACTCAGGTCGCGGACGTTGTCATTGCCGGGGTTCCCTCCGGTACGACCGCGTTCAACGTGTACGCTGCGGGCGCCGCTTCGGCTCCGGCTGCTGCGGGCCTGTTCCTGAAGGCGCGTGGTGTGGGTGGCGTGAAGTTCACCGTGCAGGGCGCTCTGCCCACGACCGGGGCGGCTCCCGCTTCGAACACGGGCACGCACGCCGCGACCGACCAGGAAGGCCTGATCTCGGTTCTGTCCGGCAACGCTTCTGACGGCAGCATGTACCCCACGAACTGGGGTGCTGGCTACTACAACAACGCGGTCGGGGACACGCTGAACAGCAACGTCCTGAACGCGGCGTGTGGTGGTCTGTGGTCCGGCACCAACGCCGCGACCGGCATGCAGGCGTTCAAGGCTGACCCGTCTGAGCTGATCGCTGAAGGTAGCGACATCCAGCGGGTGTCTGACGACATCCTCGCGAAGGGCTCCAACGGCGCCTACCGCATCAACATCCAGCAGTCCGAGGTGGGTAGCGTCCGCGATGGTGCGGCCGTGTCGGAGTTCCAGAACCCGATCACCCGCTCGGTCATCAAGTTCATGGTCCACCCGTGGATGTCTCAGGGCACCGCCCTGCTGATGTCCTACACCCTGCCGATGGCGTGGAGCAACGTCTCCAACGTCGTCGAGAAGGTCGTGGTTCAGGACTACCTGTCCATCTCGTGGCCCGTGATCGACGCGTCGTTCCGGTACAGCATGTTCATGTACGGGGCGCTCGTGTTCAACGCGCCGCAGTACTGCGGCCTGCTCCAGGGTCTCCAGACCAAGGACGGTAACGGTTCGTCCACTCCCTGGGCGTAACACAAGCTGGTCGGTCCTGCGCACTTCAGGGGGGCGCAGGACCGACCTTACCGAGTGAGGACAAAGAATGCCGAAAGTGAATCTGCCCGAAGGTTGTTACGGCCTCAGCTTCGAGGATGGCTCTAAGGTAGATGGTAAGTCCGGGCAGCCTGTCGAAGTGACCGATGCGCAAGCTTCGGCTATCGGCAAGTCCTGGAACAACCGGTCGGGTGTCCTGAACACCAACGCCCGGTTGTCTTTCGGAACGAAGAAGGGCAAGCTCTGCTCCCCCTGTAAGCGCATGTGGAATGCATGGTCTGACACTTGTCCCCGCTGCGGTGAGGACACCACTACCTACCCCCCTGAGAGGTAATCATGACGGTTTACGCTCCCCTGTCTGTTCCGGCCGTGAATCTGGCCGTGGGCGGCTGCGGTAAGGCGCACACTGCGAAGAAGGGCGAACGGCTCTCCGTGACGTGTGCGACGTGTGAAGAGACGATCCGCAAGTACTTCACCGGCTGGGGCGACCGTCCCGAAGGTGCTGCGCTGACCGAGGAAGAAGAGGAGCAGCGGCAGGCCGACCAGGAGAAGGGCGCGGCTCTCACCGCTGCCGCTGGTGTGGCGCTGGGCGAGCTGGTCGCCGAGCGGGTGGCTGGTACCAAGCGCAAGGCGGGCTAGCCGATGGGACGTGGACACTCGGCTTGTGTCCGCTGCGGTGGTTCGGCGCGGCGTAGATCTGTACCGGACATCGTCGGCGACTGTGCCGAGTGCCACGGGCCGGTCTGTTCGAAGCATGTCCGGTGGTCCGATGTAGGTGGCGCGTGGGTGTGCAGTCGTTGCCACTCCGGTAAGCGAGGTTAATGGCGGTTCTGAGTAGCGGGGCGCCGTACGTGACTCCCGCCATGCTGATCAACGCTCCCACTGGTGTCTCGTGGAATACGATCCCTGGTCTGAACGCGTCAGGTGCCGAGCAGGTGGTGCAGGCGCTGAACTTGTGTGCCCGTGCAACTTCGACCATCGACGCGTATCTGGAACTTCCCCTCCGGGCCACGATCAACACGGAGACGGTCTACGGCCCCGGTGACGAGCGTTGCCAGCTGCGCAGGGACGGCACGGCGCGCCTGCTGCTCTCCCGCCCGCCTGTCGTTGAGGTGATCTCGGGTGTGATGCGGCTCGCAGCCCAGTTCCCCAAGGTCGGGGGCAACGTGATCCCGGCGAACATGATGGCGCCGGAGAAGCCGGTGATGAGCATCTACGGTTCGGTGTCTCCGGGTTCGGTGGCCGAGGTGGGGCAGGCGGTGATCGTCGCCCCCGGGTATCTGTCGTACGCGGGTGGGCGCATGGGTACCGAGATGGTGATTACCTACCTGAACGGCTATCCGCACACCCAGCTGACCGCGAACGTCGCTGCGGGTGCACAGGACATCCTGGTAGACGACATCACCGGCATGGTTTCACAGCTGACCGGGGCTGGCGCATTCTGCACGCTGTATAGCGGCGACGACGCCATCCAGGAAGCCGCTGTGGTGGCTTCGGTGACTCCGGCGACTGCGGGAATGATCGCAGGACCGGGCACACTGCACCTGACGGCGCCGCTGGCGTACTCGCATAGGGCCGGTGACCTGTTTACCACACTGCCCGCCACGGTCCAGCAGGCGGCGATTCTGATGGCTTCGTCGATGGCGCTTCAGCGTGGAGCTACGGCGACGGTGGTCCAGTCGTTCGGCGGCGGCGCGAACCGTGGTGGTGCTGCGGGCATAAACAGCGCCGATCTCGCGAATGAGGCGGAAGTCCTCATCCATCCGTATAAGCGGGTGTGGTGATGGGCAGGCACGGGGGTTCCGGCCGCCGAGGCGGCACGGTCACGGGTCGGCACTCGACCGGGTTGTCTCACCGTGCTTTCCGCACTGCCCACGTCTCTCGTGATCTGGCCAAGGTGGCACGGACGCGGATGGTTGGGGCCTTGGCCGAGAAGCGGCATCACAAGGCCGAGCATCTGGCCGAGAAGGTGCGCGCGAAGATCTCGGCGACGGCCCGCACTACCGAGCACCACGGGCGGCCGTAATGTCGATCAACTCTGTTCAGCTCTACGCTAAGGGCCTGCTGGATGGCCTGCCGCTTCCTGTCGCCATGGGTGGTCCTGCCGGGGCTGGCGGCGATGTCCTCACCGCGCTGGTCACTCCGCCGGTTGTGGACTACCGCACCACTCCGCGCGCCTATATATGGGGATCGACCGGCTACGAGGATGCCTCGACCATGCCGAGTCCGTCATCGTTTAAGAAGGTGACGCACAAGCTCGACATATGGATCACCTGCTTCGCCTCGATCAACGATTTCGCCGGGCAGGATTCGGTGTTCCCGTCTGTGCTGGAAGCGGTCATGCAGAAGCTGCGCTCGACCCCGAAGCCGGTTGAGGGGCTACTTGATACAGAGACGGGCCGGACAAGTGATCTACTCAACTTCGGCCAACACCTGACGTGGGACTATGCCCCGGTCCGGGCCGTTGAAGAGGGTTCGGACATTGCCCGGTTCGACGGGCGCATCACGGTCAAGTTCGAGGAATGGCTACACGCGTGATTTCGCTGGAATCTTTCTTCGGCGACAGCATGGCGAAGATGATCACGCGGTTCGAGGGCAGTCCGTTGTACTGGAAGGCCGCAACCGTGGCGTGGGCGGACATCGCCGGGCCGCTGGTCGCTGACGAGCTGCGGCGTGAAGCCCCCGTTAGCACTGGTCGGTTGCGGGATTCTCTGCGCTATCAGCGCCAGACCGACCCGCTCTTTGTGGAACTCCAGTTCCATTCGAACGTTCCCTATGCGCCGTATGTGGTTCACGGTACCGCTCCGCACATCATCGAGCCCGTTGCGGCGCAAGCTTTGCACTGGCATGATAAGAGCGGTACCGAGTTCTTTGCGGCGGTGGTTCACCATCCGGGAACGAAGCCGAATAACTTCCCACAAAGGGCCCTGGAAAACACCAGGACTGAGCTGATAGCCAGCTACTTGGAAGCACTCAGAAAGGCGTTTTCGCTATGACGAAACGACTGAAGTTCAACGGCCAGCAGGACACGTTCTTCCAGGACGTAGGCCTGGTGAAGGTGGACGAAGAGAAGGTCTACCTCGATTCGGTGGCGGAAACCCTGCTGAAGCGCGGGGACTTCACGGAAGTAGTCCCGAAGGCATCGCCGAAGGACAAGGCAGATAGTAAGCTGAAAGAAGACAAAAGCGTCGAGTAGGACGCACGTGCAAGCCCCCCTCGGAGGTTAGTGACCACAGCCGTTCAAGCTCGATTCGGCGTCAAGTCGGCGACAGGCCTCGCCAAGGAGACCGTCTTCGGTACTCCTGTGGCGGCAACCACGTTCCTGCCCATGACGGGCAACAAACTGGAACTCGACCCGGGGCTGTTCTGGCCCTCGATCATGCAGGGCGTTCGAGACGCCCAGATCTACGCGTTGCAGGGGCAGCGTAAGAGCGCCGGTTCCATCGATGGCCCTCTGTTCCCGACCCAGGCGGGGCTTCTGATCCCGGCGGCTATCGGCGGCGACGGCGGGGCTACCGGCTCTGGCCCGACCGCTTCCGGCGGTGGCGCTGGTGTCACGGGTTCAACCCCTACGCACTCGACCACGACGGTGGGTGCGATCAACGCGGGTGACAGCAACTTCACCGTGACGAGCCCCACCGGCTGGGCGATCGGCCAGATCTGCCAGGTGGACGTCAACGGCGCGGGTCCGCCCGCGACCACGTCCGAGGTCCGGAAGGTCTCGAACCTGGTCGGCTCCGTGGTCACCGTGGACGCTCCGTTCAACTTCACGCACCTGACCGGCGCGGCTGCGGCTACGGTGGTGGCTCCGTTCACCCACACCATCGTGCAGTCGGACAACATCCCGTCGCTGACGGTCGAGAAGAACATCGGCGGTACGCAGTCGATCCAGTTCGCCGGTGCCAAGGTGAACAAGTACAGCCTTTCTGTGCAGGCCACGAACTCCGAGGTCTCCCAGACGGTTGACATGATGGCCAAGACGGCGACCGTCCTCGACCCGCCCACGGCTACCTCGTACGTGCAGGAGTTCCCGTATGTGTTCGCCGAGGGTTCTCTGACCCTGAACAGCCAGCTGGTGGCGCAAGCGATCAGTGTCGATCTGACCATCGACAACGGCCTGAAGGACACCTACACCCTCAACGGCAGCCACGAACTCCAGTTCCTCACTCCGCTTGCCCTGACGGTCGGCGGCAAGGCAGACGTGGTGTTCCACAACCTGAACGACGCGGACTGGGGTTACTTCAACCTCATGAAGAACAACACCTCGCTTGGCGCGATGGTGCTGACGTTCGTTCACCCGTCGAACGGCGGGACGATCACGTTCAACATGCCGTACGTCCGCATCAACACGCTGAGCGACACGATCACCATGAAGGACATCGTCACGACCACGTTGAACTTCAACATGGGGTTCGACCCGGTGACCGCCAAGACCATCTCGGCAACGATGGTGAACGCAACCTACCTTCCGTACTAACCAACCCTTCCCCCTGAAAGGAACGCAGCCCCATGGGCTTTCTGAGCGAGTATGAAGAGGTCGCGAAGGTAGATCTCGGCAACGGCTACTGGGCTGAGCTGAAGGTCTACCTCGACTCTGACTCGGAGCTGGCGGCGCAGCGCGCATTGGTGAGTATGCGCGCCGTGCTGGATCCGGCTACCGCCGAGGTGAAGGCCGAGGGCAACTTCGATCAGGGCGCGTACCTGATCGAGATGGGCGCTCAGTCTCTCATCGCGTGGAACCTCACCGACGCCAACGACAAGCCGCTACCGTGCGGCAACATCAAGGAGAAGCGGCAGTCCATGGGTCGTCTTCCCCGGAAGATCCTCGAACTGTTCGTCTCGCACATCAAGGCCGTTCCGGACCGTGAGGCCGACTTTCCCGGAGCAGCTGCTGATGGCGGTGAAGCGGACGGGGGATCCGGAGAAGCATCCCCCGATAGTGACGGAGTTTCGGCTTCGTGAGGCGTTTTGGACCAGGTTCGGTATTCGTCTAGAGGAGCTGCATCTCTGGCCCCAGGCGAAGATCCGTGACTATCTGGAGATCATGACTCTCGAAGGCAAGCTCGCGGCGGAGCAAGACGGTGGTGGATCCGATCCCAGCCGAGACGCCGACACAGAGAGAGCTTTCGAGATGATGAGCGCTGCGGCAGCGGAGCGACGAGAGGGGATGAATGGCTGACGACGTCGCGCTACTTCTGACGATCAAGGCCCTTGACTCCGGCGTCTCCGCTGCCTTCAAACAGATCAGCGCTCAGGCTGTCGAGATGGAAGCGAAGATCAAGGCGGCGGCGGCTGAAACCACCGCCGCTTTGCAGGCTCAGCGCGCCGAGATGGACAAGTCGGCGGTGTCCTTCAACAACTCCTCGGTGGCAGCCCAGAAGCACGCTACGGCGCTTGAGGGTGACGCGCAGAAGTCTCAGGCGCTCACTTCAAGCTCGGCGAACCTGGCGAACGCTCAGACCGCTGTTGCGGGCGCGCACGACAAGGCCTCGACTTCGGCCACTAGGAACGCCGCAAGTCTCGACTCTGCGGCCAAGAGTTCCGGGGCCCTCGCTACCGACTCCGCGAACCTTGCCGGGGCGCTGGGGACTGTCGAGTCTGCCCACACCAAGACCGCCACGGCTGCCACCTCGGCCGCGACGGCAGAGGGCAAGGTCAGCAGCTCCGCTAAGACCGTTGCGGCGGACGCGGCCAACGCCGCCGCCGCTGTCGGAGGCATGGGCACCGCCCACGAGAAGACCGCCGTATCGGCGGCGAAGGACGCCACGGCTACCGAGGCGGCCGACACCAAGGCCAAGGGCCTGATGGGGACCATGGCCAACGCTGCGGCGTCGGTGCTGGGTTTCGGGGGCGCGCAGGAGAAGGCCGGGGCCTCTACGAAGACCGCTGGCGATGCTGCGGAAAAGGCAGCGGGTTCCGTCAAGAATGTGGACGGCGCCGCGAAGAACACCGTTGGCAGCCTCTCGGGCATGGCTCAGGGGATGCTCTCGGGTTCCACCGCAGCCGGTCCGCTGGCGATGGGTCTGGCGGCGGCTGGGGCCGCCCTGGTCGGTATCGTCGCTATCACCGCCCCTGCTGCCGAGGCTTTCCAGAAGAGTCAGCAGCAGATGCAGAACACTGCGGACATCTCGTCTAAGGCCGCATCTAGCATCGGTACGGCGTTCTTGGCCACGGCCGGGCAGGTTGAGTTCTCTGCTCAGCAGATGATGGCCGCGTACGGGCCGGTGTCAGGTCAGCTGGCCGAGGTGGCAGGGCATGCCCTGAGCACCAAGGACGCGATGCAGTTCATGTCCGCTGCGACCGACCTGGCGGAGGCGTCCGGCAACAACTTGGACTCGACCACCAAAGACCTTGCCAACACCATGAAGATCTTCCACCTGAACACGCAGGACGCGGCTGGCGCTGCTGACGTGCTCTACAACGCGTCGAACAAGTCCGGCGTAGGCCTGGATCAGCTGCAATCCACGATCATGCGTCTCGGTGTCGCATTGCAGGGGTCTGGCGTTACGGTGCAGCAGATGGGCGGCCTGTTCCTCGACCTGACAGACAAGGTCGGTAGTGGTCGCAAGGCGATCATGTCGATCGGTTCCGATCTCCAGTCCCTCGTCGAGCCGACCAGCAAGGCGCAGGCGGCGATTGAGGGCGCTGGTCTGTCGTTCAAGAACGCTCAAGGCCAGTTCATCGGGGTAGGCCCCGCGCTTCAGCAGCTCAAGGGCTACATTGACGGCACGGCGGGGGCGAGTACCGCCGCTGCGCAGGCTCAATACAAGTCCTCCGTTGCGGTGGGCATCTTCGGCGGTTCGGCGGCGGATGCCGTTCCGAAGTTTGATGCGCTGACTAAGCAGCTGGAAGGGGCTTCGAGCGCTACCCAGTATCACACCATCCTGACGGATACGTTCGGCAAGAGCGCTGGTGCGGTGGACAAGGTCATCAAGGGCTACAACATGCGCCTTGATGAGAACGGTAGTGCTTCCAGCCGTTCGGCCATCCTGACGGACTTGTTCGGCAAGAACGCCAAGGAGATGCAGGCTGTCATCGAGGGTGGCCAGGCGGGGCTCGACAAGTACACCAAGAGCGTGGATGCCCAGGGCTCGGCGGCCAAGGGTGCGGCGGCGGCGAGCGACACCTTCAAGGGGAACCAGGAGAAGCTGAGCGCGGCATTCAAGAACGCCGAGGTTGTGGTAGGCAACCTGCTGCTCCCCGTCCTGACGGAGCTTATGAAGCTCCTTGTGGAGATCCTCGACCCTCTGGTCGGGTTCACTGCGGCGCACGAACATCTCATATCGACCATCATCAAGGTAGCGTCCGTGATGGTGGCGCTGGGTACCGTCATCGGTGGCGTCATCCTGTTTCACCAGCAGCTCGGGCACGCCGCCGAGAACGTCGGGCACGCCTTCGAGAACGTCGGGCACGCCATCGAAAACGTCGTTCACGCCTTCGAGAACGTCGGCCATGCCTTCGGGAACGTCTTTAACGCGCTCTCGCATGCCTGGGATGCCATCCCCGCCACCTGGAATGCCGCATGGACGAACATCGGTAACGCCCTGAAGCAGATATGGTCTGGCCTCAAGGTAGCGGCGGATGTAATTTTCTCCGGCATGTCGACGGCTATCATGGCGACCTGGAATGCGTTGAGGTCCGCCGCGACAACCGTCTGGAACGCGATCTCTGCGACGATAACGAATGTGTGGAATACGATCCAGTCCGTAACGGTCGCGGTCTGGAATGCGATATTCAGCTTCTTCGGTACGAACTGGGGCCAGGTAAAGGCCCTTGCCACAACGGTATTCGGTGAAATCCAGACTGTTATCACGACGGTATGGAATGCGCTTCTGACTGCTTCGAATGCGACATGGAATGCCATCATGGCCACCATCTCGGGCGTGTGGAATACGCTTCTGGTGATCGCCACCTCTACCTGGAATGCGATATCCACGACCATCCAAACGATCTGGAACGCTCTTCAGGTCGCAGCGTCGGCGATCTGGAATGCGATCTCGCAGACAATCCAGGGCGTGTGGAATACGCTTTTGGCGGTCGGAACTGCAATTTGGAATACCATCTCGACCGTTATCCAAACGATCTGGAATGCGCTTCTCAACGCAGCCAAACTCATATTCACTACGATGCAGAACACCATTCAAGGAATATGGAATAACATCCAGGCCGCTGCCACTACGATGTGGAACGCGATATCCAACACGGTTTCTGGGATCTGGAATACGCTTAAGGCGACAGCCCAGATCGTATTTACTGGCATCCAGAACGTCATTCAGGGCGTGTGGGATAACATCCACTCGGCCGCCATCACGATGTGGAACGCGATCGTTTCAGGCATTAGTTCGGCGTGGAATGCGGTTAAGAAGGTCGTTGCGGATCCGATTAACGTCGTGATCAACGTGGTGAACGCTTTCACCGGCGGTGCGGCGAAGGTGCTGGACATCGTCGGCGTGCATGCGCTCGACGGCGCGCACATCCCGAACGTCAGCTTCGCGTCCGGCGGTGTGCTGCCGGGCTACGGCCCGGGGGTTGACTCGGTTCACGCGTACCTGTCTCCGGGCGAGGGCATCCTCACCCCTCAGGCGACGCGCGGTATCGGCGGGAAGGCCGCTATCGACGCTATCAACGCGAGCTTTGCCCGAGGCGGTGTGGTCGAGAGCATCCCGCACTTCGACGCGGGCGGTATCGTCAGCGGCGGCGTGTCCAGCGGCGTGTTCCACGGTGCGTGGAAGGACAGCGTAAACGGCATCACCTACCAGGACACCAACCCGAGCGGCGGGCACTTCGTCGATGCTGCCACGCTTACGTCATACGTAAACGGCTCTGCTTCTCCCGTGAGCGGGCCGTCTGGCGCCTCGCAGATTGGTGGCGCCGTGGCTACCGCTGCGGGCGCCGTGGCTGGCGCAGCTAAGACGGTGGCAGGCATCCCCGGTCTGGTCGTGTCGGCTCTGGCGGGCCTGGGCAAGGTGTTCATCCAGGGTGCGCTGATCGCTGCCGCTTCGGTGGCTCTGGCGCCGCTGAAGGCGGCCGTGGGTGCGCTCCCGGACTCGCCGCTTGCCGCTGCTGCGGGTAAGGGCGCGGCCAACATGGCTGTAAACGGGATCTTCAGTTTCATCTCGCAGAAGGACCAAGAACTAGGCGTCGCCCCCGTAGCCTCCGGCAACGGTGTTACCGGTTCGGTGTCGGTCGCGCAGGAGGCGGCGGCACTGGCGTACGCCATCTCTCACTTCTCCGGGCTGCCGTACACCTGGGGTAACAACGACTGTTCCGGCATCGTGCAGAAGTCCTACGCCGCTCAGGGCGTGAGCCTGCCGCGCGTGTCCTCGGCGCAGTGGGGCGCTTCCGTCGCGGTGTCGGAGTCCACCGCCGTCCCCGGCGACTTGGCGTTCTACAACCCGGGCACGTCGGGCGCTCCGGCCGGGCTCCCGGGTCACGTCGGGTTCTACGTGAGCCCTGGCAAGATCTTCGACGCGTACAACACGTCTCGTCCGATCGGCTACGACCCGCTCTCACTGCCTGGCAACACGTTCATGGGTATCCGCCGCCCGGGTGGTGTCGCGGGCGCTGGGACGGCCCCTGGTGGCAACGTGGCTACCTGGATCGCTGCCGCCGAGGCTGCGGAAGGCTGGCCCTCGTCGTGGTCGAGCGCGATCAACACGATCATCATGCGCGAGTCCGGCGGTAACCCGAACGCGATCAACCTGACTGACTCGAACGCCAAGGCGGGCGACCCCTCGCGTGGTCTGATGCAGACCATCATGACGACGTTCATGGCGTACCGGGACCCGAAGCTGTCGAGCAACATCTATGACCCGGTCGCCAACATCGTCGCGGCCGTGCGGTACATCCTGGCCAGGTATGGCTCTGTCGCGGCTGTCGCGTCCCGTCCCGGCGGTTACGCCGTAGGGGCATGGGACACTGGCTACCAGGCGCACATGGCGGAGATCCACCCCCGGGAGATGATCATCCCGGCGGGTCCGGCGTCGGCGATCCGTTCCGGTGGCTTCGGCGGGCACACCCACATCACCAACCACCATCACCACTGGAACTTCGACGGCTGCACCATCATGGACGATCGTAGTATGCGTTCCTTCGTGGATAAGATCGACAAATACTTCGTTCAGAAGCACCTCGGTTCCGCTGGCGTGAACATGAGGTCTTAATGGTTGCCTCGGCCGATAACATCTCCAACCCTCAATACTCGTGCGTGATCAACGGTGTTGATCTGTCGCCGTACCTTGAGGATGCTTCGTGGACGATCACGCAACAGTGGACGCGGCAGTCTTCCACCGCGACTTTCTACCTGTGGTTCGAAAAGCAGGGGGTGAACATATCGGTTCCCCCCCTTTCCACGATCGTGTTCACAGATTTGGGTTTGAACGAGGTCATATTCTCCGGCGTAGTGACCGTTCCGAACTTCCTAGTCACCAGCTCAACCCTTCAGGAGTGGGAACTCCAGTGTTCCGATTGGACCTACCTAGCGGACCACGCCACCGTCTTCGGTGACTTCAGCAATCAAACGGCTGATCAGGTTGTCAAAACCATCGTCTCTCAAGCCAACTGTGGGTTGACGTCCAACAACGTGAGCCCCGGCCCGCTGCTGCCGCGATTCCAGATCGTCTATTCCGACTTGAGTAGCGCCCTGACGACCGTGTGCGGTTATGCAAGCACCGTTGCGACATATGGCTGGTTCATAGATGAGAATCGGGACGTTCATTTCTACAACGAAACGCAGGCGGGCGCTCCCACCGCTTTCCTGTCGGACAATGTGTCAGACGTCAGTGGCGTAAACTACGTTCCCGGCTTCACCGGGACGTATGAAAAGAACTGTCAGTATCTGTGGGATGCCTCGTCGATCCGGAACTCCATCACACTTCGTGGAGCCTCTTTTACGGCACGGCAGCAAGAGGCATGGCTCGGGGACGGAACGCAGACTACGTGGCCGATGACCTTCACCCCCGACACGCAAAACCCCAATGCCGAACTAGTCATCGGAGGGGTTTTCAAAACCGTTTCCATCGCCGATCCTACGCTGGGTCTCCCGACCACCCAGTGGCTGATGGTTAAGAACGCCGTAGGGAACTGGTCGCTGACGAACAACTCCGACACCGCTCCGGCTGCCGCTGCGCTGATCACCTTCCAGTACAACTATGACGCCCCCGTGTTGACGAGGGTCCAAGACACGACGTCGATAAGCCAGTTTTCGGGCCTCCCCAATCAGGGCATCTTCGGCCAGTACATCGCGGACTCCAACTTTCAGAGCGTCGGGCAGGCACAGGTTCGCGGGCGCCAGGAGTTGCACACCTTTGCCCTGCCCGAAGAACGGGTATCGTTCGTTACGAGTGAGACCTTCAGCGGACACATTCGTAGCGGGGACGTCATCACCTGGAAGAGTACGTATGTCCAGGACAGCCAGAACAGCTACCTCCCGGGCATCGAGGATACCTTCCTGGTCGTCAGTAACCAGGTCACGGGGACCCTGGTAGGATATCGTCAGTACAACATCACGGCGGCCCGGATAGCGACAGGAGGGGGGCCTTAATGCCTCGGGTTCTTACGCTTACGGACGTCATAAACCAGCTGAACAACGCCGCCGGTCCGGTCATCCCGCTGTCGCCGACCGAGGCCATCACCGTCTTCCTCGGAGACAACCCGAACGCTGGTGTCCACGAAAGCCAGTTCGCGCTCAGTCAGGCTCAGATGTTGACGCCTTACGACGTGGCGATCATTCAGGATGCGGGGCCGGTGGGATACTGGCGCCTGAACGAGTTCGGCAACGTCTTGTCGGCGGCGGACCAGAGCTTCGAGTCCGGCGTGGGAACGTGGGTTGCGTCCAACGCCGCCGCCGCTCAGTCCACTACGCAGGCAAAGGACGGTACGCATTCGTTGCGGCTGACGGCGACTACGACGAACGCCGGGGCCACGACCGGGTTCTACTTCGCCACGCTGCCGGGGCTCGTCTACGCGGGGTCGGCCTGGGTCTTCAGCACTGTTGCTTCGAAGACCTTCACCGCTGCCATATCTTGGTATGACTCTTCAGCTACTTTGATATCCACCACGACCTCGGCCACGGTCACGGGCACGCTGAACGCGTGGACTCAGGTTCCGTTCGGCGGGGCGGCTCCGTCGAATGCGTTTTACTTGAAGGTCACGGTCACGTGTACGAACTCGGCGAATACGAACATCTACTATCTCGATCTCGTGCAGTTGTCGCAATTCGGGTACGACTCCAGCGCGTACATGGGCGTCACTGGCTACGTAAAGAACTCGGCCACGGGAACGTCAACTAACCCTGGAATCATCCCGAGTGTGAGCGGTCCGTACAACAACCCGGACGGTAGTACCTTTAGCGGGGCGTGCAAGTTCACTACGGTGAACGACAAGATATCGATCCCGAACTCTACGCAGCTTCAGATATCCAGCAACTTGACGATCGAGGCCTGGATTAAACCTACGGTCGCGCTGTCCGGGCTTGTGACGGATACGTATGGGATCATCGCCAAGACCAACGATACGTCAGAATACTCCCTCTACATTCGTGGAGATGGGTCTGTCGTCTTTAGCCAGAACGGCAATACCGGGCTGGTGGTTGCCGCTGCGGGAAGCTTGGCGGGTACGAACCAGTGGTCACATATCGTGGTGGTGCGGCAGTACGGAATTCGCAGCATCACGGGATACGTGAACGGTGCGGTGAAGTCTTCGCAGTCATTCTTCAGCCCGCCGCCGGTGACCACGAACCCGGTTGTTATCGGAGCGAACTCCTCGCGTAATACGCTTGTCGGTCTTACGGTGGGCGAAGTAGCTATCTACAATCGGTCTTTGACCGCTACGCAGGTAGCCAATCATTACAGCTGGGCAGGATACGGGGCCAATGCGCAGGTGCCCGTCAGTTCCGGATACGGCCTTTCCTACACCGCCACGGGCGGTAACATCCCTGCCAAGTATGGACAGTGGGGTTACTTCCAGTATCCCGTTCTTCCGGCCCCTGGTAACTCGGGCTGGGACACTGGGATACTCTACGGCACGTTCGTTTGGAGCTGATCATGAAGCATCTGCAAAACCTGGGCGATCTGGCGATCGAAGGACACCTGAAGCTGACCACGCGCGACGCCGAGACCGGCCAGATCCACGAGGAGGCCGAGGGCGGCAACCTGATCACCACGGCGGGGCTCGGGTACATCGGCAACGCGTTCATATACGCGCTGGCCTTCCGGCAAAATTCGGGGTGGGGGTCACCGCTGCCTTTGGCGTACGGAGATCTCAGCGACTGTTTCGGAGCCATCGGGACCTCTTCGGCAACGCCGAACGCCGCCGACATAGCGCTAGGCAACGAGGTGGCGCGTGCGATCATCACGAACGCTTCCAACACGGGGCCCACGTCGGTGGAGGTGGACTGCTTCTTCGGGGCGAACCAGGGAAACGGAACCATCACGGAAGCGGGGCTGTTCGTGTACGGAACCACGAACCTGACCACCCTCACCTCGTCCCTGCTGAACGGTTCGACCTATACGTCACTGGCCGTTAAGCCCATGCTCCTCATCGACGCCAACGGCAACCCCACGTCGATCCCCATCGGTAGTTTCTTCTGCATCGGCTACGGCAACGTGAACCCCACCCAGTACGCCAAGACTACGGCCGTAGTAAACAACGGGGACACGACTATCAGCATTTCCGCCCCGGGGGGTGGGACGTTCACGGCGAACGCCAACTACGCCGTGGGTACTGGCGTGGAGTATGGCCCGAACGGTTCGGGTCAGCCGAACCCGACCGTCAACGGCGGCATCTTGTTCGACCATGGGTTGCTTACTCCGGCTACAGTTAAGACGAACACCGAAGTTGCTACCCTGTCCGTGCAACTGACCCTGTCGAGCGTGTAGGAGATTCCATGACTCTGGTACCACCGGTACAAGGGAACGCATCGAGCGCTAATGACGTAAACCAGGTCATTTCGGTGTTGAACGGTACTGCCGTAGCGATCCCGGGGGCTACGCTTCAGATAGCTACCACCACCGTCTCGACTAGCATTGGTTTCATAACCTTCACGAACATTCCCCCGTACAACACCATCTATCTGAGTTGGCAAGTCCGGTCCACCGTCGCTGCGGCGACCGACGTTCTAGCTGTTCAGATCAACTTCGACAGCTCGACGAACTACTTCAACCAGCGCCTTGCGGGTACGAACACTACTACCATTGTGGACTCAGAGCAGGCTATCAACCATCTCCACGTTTCCGACGTGGCCGGTGCAAGCGCGAGCGCAAGCAACATGACCGGTTGGGGATTTGCCACATTCTTGAACTGGAATGCAAATGCCAACGCCCTTGGGTTCGTGTCGATGGGTGGGTGCATTAAGGGTACCGGGGCCGGTGGCATGATAGCAGGGATCTATTCTGGGATTTACGGGGTGAACGGGGCCGCATTCACGAAGATCACGGCCTATTGTGCAGGCGGCAACATAGCTGGCAATGTGTGCCCTGCGATCTTCACCCTGTACGGGAGCATGTGATGTATTTCGTCCCCAACGGAGGGACGCCTAGCGCCTACGACATGGGGCAGGCCACCTCTATAGTCGCCGGTCTTCTCGTAAGCCCAATAAAGCTTATCGCCACTACGACCATCACCAATAACACCACCGCTCAGGTGACGTTCAATAATTTGGGTTCCTACAATAACCTACTCATCACCTATGAGGCACGGACAACGGAGGCCGCCACAACCGGTAGTGTTCTGTTGACGGTGAACGGGGATACCACAAACAACTACTTTGCCCAAGAGTTCTCGGGGTTCGGAACCACCCCGCTGGCTTCCTCGGTGCAGACCGTCGCTTTCTTCAGCCTCGGCGACATACCGGGTACCGGAGCCATGGATGCTAACATGACGGGATGGGCGTTCGCGGCAATACCAAACCTGGGCGTAAACCAGAACGCACTGGGCATTGTCAGCATCTCCGGGGTGGTGACCGACGTAGTCCCAGGCCAACAAGGCGTTGAGGTCCGCAGCGGAATCTACGGAGTGAACGGCACGAACTTCACGTCCATCACTCTTGCCGCATCGGGCTTCGCCAAGTACGACGGGGCAACTGCGCCCTGCATCTTCTCTATGTATGGGAGTCAGTGACATGGACCATCTGATCATCGACTGCATGACGGGTGAACAGACCGTCCGCCCGATGACTGAGGAGGAGCTGCGCCAGAAGGGCGTGTCTTCCGATTCGCACGCCGCCGCGAAGGCGAAGGAGACGGAGAGAAGGGTCAAGCGCGAGGCTGACCTGGCGCTGCTGAAAGCCTCCGACGACCCAGCCATCCAGGCGCTCGCTCGCCTGCTGGACCGATGACGCTTCAGCAGATCGCACCCGGCAACAAAAGCAGCAGCGGGGACGTCGATCAACTCCCGCTGCTGCTGAATGGTACAACGACCGATACGCCGGTTCTGGTGTCGAATCGGATCCAGGCCGCCATGCCCGGCTCTACTGCATCGAGTGCCCTCGTCGGCGGCGTGAAGACGACGGGCGATAAGGCACAGAACGGCCTGCCTCGCATCCACTCCGGCCAGCAAGATTCGGCGGTCAAGGCCGCGCCTCCCGCTGCGGGTACGACGTGGACCGCTGGGGACCTGGCCACGGACGCTGCGGGCCTGTTCTGGATTGCTACGGCAAACACGTCCGGAACAACGCCGTGGGCGAGCGTGGGCAAGGGCGGCGACGCGCAGCGGACCCGCGCCACCCTGCTGACGGGCGTCAGGGGCGCGGTTGGGGGCGCTCCGCTTGGACCTGCGCAGAACTTCGCCGGATGGGACTACGGCGGTATCCAGTACAACTATGTGGGGACGGCACCGAGTAACGGCTTCCTGGTTCCGACGACCGGCTACTACTCGGTGACCTGCTCGATGAAGGCCACTCTGGTTAGTTCCTGGTATAGGCTGAACTGGATAAAGAACGGCTCGATCGTCAGCACGGGAGACATATCGCAGCATGATCCGTACTACACGCCGAGCGACGGCGGATCGGTCAGCGAAGACGTTCTCCAGCTCAGTAAGGGCGATTTCATCCAGCCCTATGTGCAGCTGACTGGAACGGCCATCCTCGGCACGGCGGCGAACGATCCGCTTCCGGACGACTTCACGGTCTATGTGGTGATCGAAATGCTGTACTCCAGCCTGTCGATCTAAAGGAGCAAAAGTGACAAGCTCAAGTCTGCGGATCATCGGCGCCCCGGTGAGCTGGACTATCAGCGACCTTGCGGCGCAGAGCCAGCAGATCCCGGTGCCCGCGACCACGGCTGGCAGCACGCTGCTCGCTTTCATCGCCAGCAATCAGACATCTGGGGCGAACCACGTCACCGGCGTAGTGGATTCGGCATCGAATACGTGGGCTCAGGCCGGTTCGACGCAGAGTTCAGGATCCGGCTCCGGGCACATCGCCACTCAGATCTTCGCGGCCGTGGGGTCTACCTCGTCGGCTACGTGGTTCAAGGTCACGCCGAACGCGAACCTGAAACAGGTGACGGTGTCGTTCGTCGAGATTGCCGGGTGCACGGCCTCGCCGATCGACGTAAACAACGGCGGCACGGCAACCTCGGCGGTTCTAGCCACGGCTACGAACGCCACCACCACGAACGGGGATGCGGTCTTCCTGTTCGGGGCGACCGGCGGGCAGAGCCTCACGCACCCCGCTGACGGCACGGGAAGTCTGGAGATGGTAGGTGCCCCATACTCGGCTGGCACGGCGGGAGCGGGCGTTATGGCCAGCGTGGCGACCTTTATAGGCTCGCCTGTCGCTACTGTCTTGACGACATGGTCTTCTGTAAGCTCCACCAACTTCGCCTGGTCCAGCATTTCCCTGAAGGCTTCGACGCCCGGGGTGGGTGGTTTGACTCAGGTGTTCCCCGGCAACGCGGCGGCATCGGCGGACGTGAACCAGGTCATCAATCTACTCAACGGTTCTACGACCGGCGTGCCGGTTCTGGTGTCCAACCGGATTCAGGCGGCGCTCACCGGCTCGGCTGCGCTGTCCGGCTACGTCGGCGGAACGGTGTCCGGTTCCCCGACGTCCGGGAGTCACTTCGTGGGGGACTGGTCGGTGGATCAGTCGGGTTGTTTGTTCATCTGCACTGCCGCCGGTTCGCCGGGAACCTGGCAGCGGGTCGGGATCAACGGCTACCTCGGCCGGGCCTACCAGAACGCGCCGCAGTCGATCACGGGCTCGTCGTCTCTCCAGCTCGTGACTACGAATACGGCGGACTTCGACCCCAAGAGCATGTGGACCGGAGCGTCTAACGGCTTCACGATCCCGTTCTCTGGGGCGCGGTGGCGCGTGATCGCTGGACAGCACATATCGCTCGGGGCGAGCAACGGCCGTATCTACACGGCTATCACTCGTACGCGCGCGGGTGTCACCACGGAGATATCCAGGGGCTACGACGGCCCCACGGTCTCCGGCAACGGCGGCGGCGTGGTGTCGGATGTTCAGGCGTTCAACAGCGGTGACATCGTCAAGGCCGGGATCATGTCTACGGCCTCCGGAACCACGGTGGGGACCTCGGCGGCGAACTACCTAGTCGTGGCACTCGCCGACGCGTAAACTGAAAGACGGACCTTTGGAGGTTAATGGCTACTGGAGCCGACTCTACAACTTCGAGCGTTTCGGCGCTTAAGGCTCTCGGCTGTACGTTCATCAGCCGGTACACGTCCGAACAGTCGTGGGCTCTGACTCCGTCCGAAGCGCAGGCGCTCACCGCTGCCGGTATCGCCATCGTCTCGAACTATGAGCACTACACTACGGACTGGCAGGGCGGACACGCTCAGGGCGTTACGAACGCCAATACGGGCCTTCGCGTGGCTACCGCTTGCGGCATGCCCGCCGGGCGTCCGATCTACTTCTCAGTTGACATGGACGCTGACCCTACGGCCGTAGTGAACTCTGGATACTTCCAGGGCATCAACTCCGTGCTCGGCGCGGGACGGACCGGCGTCTACGCTTCCACTGGAGTGTGCAAGGCGCTGAAGGCGGCCGGGCTGGTTCAGTGGACGTGGCGGACCATGTCAACCGGCTGGAACGGCGGCGCCGGTGTCCCGAGCGACTTCAACGTCATGCAGATCTACCCTCCGTTCAACAACACCTATGACCACAACGAGTCGGTCACGGCCGACTTCGGCCAGTGGTTCGTCGGCGGGCCGCCGATCCCTCCGCCCTCCGGCGGTGGTTCGCTGTCGGCGGCGGACGTGCAGGCCGTGTGGGCCTACAAGGGCCCCGGCGATTCGCCGGACGCGCATCAGTCCCTGCTGACTACGAGGGACAACACCACGGCGCTCATCGCTGCGGTAGCGAAGGCTGCGGGCCTGGTGTCTCTCATGCAGACCGAAGCGGGCAAGATCAAAAACAAGTTGGGGGCTTAATGGCCCTGAACACACCCGCGCAGGCCCTGGCGTTTGCGCAGTCTCACAAGACGTGGCCCATGGACATGTGCGACTACTTCGTTGCCGCATGCTACGGGCTCACGGCTTCCGGCTACAACACGGCGCTCGACCACTGGAACGCCTCGACGCAGAGGCATCCCGGGGACACGAACGCCCCGGCGGGAGCCCTTCAGTTCTGGGGCGGCGGCCAGGGTCACGTGGCGCTGAGCGCTGGCGGCGGCCTGATCTGGAGTACGGATATCTCCGGCAACGGAACCGTGTCTCTGGTCGCGGCTACCCAGATCGCCACCAAGTGGGGGAAACCCTATCTCGGATGGACTGTCCCGCAGTTTCAAAACCAGTTCGCCGTTCTCACGCAACCCCCAGGAGGAACCGTGTCCCTGTCTTCAGCTGACGTCATGTCAATCTGGGCCTACCACGGCGGCGACGCTACCGGCCCCGCCGACACCCCGGACGTTCACCAGTCGCTGCTCACGACGCGCGACAACTCGGCCACCCTGTTGGCGGCCGTGAAGACCCTCACGTCTCAGATCGCAGCTCTCAAGCTGGAGCTGGACGCGATCAAACTGAAGGTGGGTGCGTAGATGTCTACGCTCGGTAAGCTGTGGTCCGCGCTGCGGGCGCGGTTCCTGTCCGCCCACTCCGTGGACCTGATCCTGACGTTCGTTGGGGCCGAGCTTACGCTGGTCCTTTCGCACACGTCGAACGCGGCGAACGGCTCGATCCTCGCAGCCCTGGTCACTGGCCTTCTGGCCGTGGTGAAGGCGGTTCAAACGACCTACACCAGCAACCCGCCCGGAAAGTAAGAGCGCAGCCCCCGGCCACGGTCGGGGGCTTCCTTGCAGGAAGGGCACGGGCTATGAAGCTTTTGCACCTGGATATCGAAACCACCCCCCACCTCACCTACACGTGGGGGCTGTTCGACCAGAACATCGGGATCACGCAGATAGAAAAACCCGGCGGCCTGCTCTGCTTCGCCGCTTCCTGGGAGGGCTCGCGGGAGACGATGTTCTTCCGAGGCGACGGCATGGTGCAGGCCGCCCACGATCTCCTATCAGAGGCCGACGCGCTGTGTACGTACAACGGTGACCGGTTCGACATCCCCCACCTGAACCGCGAGTTCCTTCACGCGGGACTCAAGCCACCGGCGCCGTATGCCTCGATCGATCTCCTGAAGACGATGCGGAAGCGGTTCAAGCACGCTTCGAACAAGCTGGACTGGATTTCCCAGCAGCTCGGCGTGGGCGGCAAGACGAAACACCCCGGGTTCCAGCTGTGGCTCGACTGCATGGATGATGATCCGAAGGCCTGGAAGACCATGGAGCGGTACAACCGCAACGACGTGGTGATCATGAAGAAGTGCTACCGCAAGGCGCTCCCGTGGATCCAACCGCACCCGAGCGTCCCCATGCTCGACGGGTTCCGCGAGGGTTGCCCGAACTGCGGCAGCATGAAGGCGGAGCGGCGCGGCTTCACCTATACCGCCTCGTCTAAGTTCCAGCGGTTCCAGTGCCTCAACTGCGGCAAGTGGTACCGGGGCGCCACGAGGCTGGATACCACCTCGGCGCGGGCCCTGGCCTAGAACGCAAAAACCCCCCACCCCGCGAAGGGATGGGGGGTTCTGCTCAGACCAGGAACAGCTGACGCACGGCCCGGTGGATCTCAGACTTCTTCTCGGAGGTGCCCGAGGTCCCGCCGACCATGGCGCGCTCGGCGCGCATGACCTTCACGGCGGCGTCGGACAGGCCCTTGGAGCCGTTGATCGGCGCCCACCAATCGACATACTCGGTGAGGGCCTGCTCGACGCCCCACGCGGTGTTGCGGATCCCGTCCAAGGTCTCGCCGTCCCAGATGGTTTCCAGGGTGTCCCGGACCTTGTCCTGCCGGGTCTTGCCCGAACCGATGGTGGCGGTCAGGCCGAGCACCCGGTTGGCGACCTTGAAGAACTGGTCCACGCGGGCGTGCTGGTGGAACAGGTCTTCCGCTTCGCGTTGGTAGGCCTCGGCGTAGGTGTCCACGATCCCGAGGATGCCCCGGGCGTCGCTGGCCATGTTCCGCATGCCGTTGCGGGTGTGCTTCCGGCTGATCTTGTGCTCGGCGTTCTTCAGGCCGTAGCTGACGGTGTTGTGGCAGACCGGCCGGACCGAGGTGATGAATCCGACGTTCTCCATGGTTCCGTCGTGCGCGGTGTAGAACACCAGGTACAGATCGGACTTGTCGGCGGCGCCGTTCGGGTCGATCAGGATTTCCCGGTTCAGGTTCGCCGAGACGAACACCCGCCGTCCGCCGTCGAGTGCCCCGGCGGTTTCGAAGGTGGCTTCCCCGGAGATCTCCGACACCCACTCGAACGCGTCGAGATTCTGAGTCGGGAGGTACTGCTTCCCGACGACGCCGAGCGGCTCGCAGGTGTCGTCACGGTAGGTGACGAACTTGCCGGGAACTTCGATGGTCATCAGTTCCTCGACGTTGGCCAGAACCGGGGTGAGCTTGACGCCCCAGTCCAGATGGGCCAGGCGGAGAGCCTCGTCGGCGGTGGCGGCTTCGCCCTGCCACTGGCCGAGCATGTGCCACGGCGCGTCGTCGGGGTTCTTCTTGTGCATGTAGAAGGCGGCGGATCCGGTGCTGGTGTCGATGTTGTGAGCCATGGTGGTTGATCCCTTTCTGCTTAGTGGTTCTGTGCTGCTCCGGCGGGAAGCACGGCCTGAACGGCTGCGGCCTCCGCCGGGGTGGCGGTGTTCGAGACGAGTATAACGATCGACCCGTCTGCGACCACCGGGCTGTACTCGCCGAGGCTCTGGTAGTAGGTGACTGCCTGCTCGGCGACTGCCGGGTCTCGGTACTGGGAGACAACGACCGGGGGGACGCTGTCGGCGTTGAGGTAGGACTCGACCGCGTACGCCCCTGTAACGTCCGCTCCGCGCTCCGACCAGGTACCCCCGGGCAGGTGTGCCGAGATCTGGGTCTCGACCCGGGAGGCTGTCTGTGCGGCCGATTCAGAAGCCGTTACGGTGGTAGGCGCGGCGTGGTGGTGGCTGGGCAGCTCGGCGACGAGGGCGGCGAAGCCAGTCGCAAAGACGACGGCCCCGAGAGTGCCGAGGATGGCTATGGTCTTGTTGTCTTTCATGATCCCTTCTTAGTCGTCGTCGTACTCGTTCGAGCCGCCGACGAGGTAGACGGACGGGCCGCCCCCGCAGTCGTCGTGATTGGGGCTGCCGCAGTAGACGCAGCCGCTCCGCTCGGTGTGGTGGTCGCTAGTGTACTCGTCGTCTTCGTGGGTGTGGCCGACGTAGACGCCGTCCGCGTTGAAGCTCACGGCTGGTCCTCTCCGGTTGAGACGCTGACCTCAACCTGTCCGCTGGCGATCTGCTCGGCGGTGATCTCGCGGGCGTAGCCAGCGATCCTGATCTGTGCCGATATCCGGCTGGACTCGTACGACCCGAACGCTCCGTCGCAACGGTGCAGGGGGCGGGTGACGGTCATTTCGTAGACGTGGCTTCCACTGGTGTGGTCGGTGACCAAGAGCCGGTCGCCGGTTATGTAGGAGCCGAGCTGTTCGACTGCACTACAGATCTTCTGGTCCATGATCCCTCACTTCACCATCGCAGACACCGCGCGGTGGTCGTGGGTCATGACCCAACGGTCACCATCCTGCATGAGGACATCCCCGATGTGGTGGACCTTGCGGCCCAGATCCGCGACGGCGTCGAACGCGGCGTACACGGCGTCTTCGCGGGTGGTGGCGCTGACGTGGATGACGTCCCGTCCCACGGCAGCCGACCGGCCCACGGCAGCCGACCGGTTATGACTGTACTCGACACGGTAGTTGTTCATGAGATGTTCCTTTCCTTACCTAGGGTTCCGTTTCTTCCAGTTCGCTTGGTAAGCGGACCAGGTCGTAGAGGCACGACCGGGAATCGAACCCGGCTTCAGCGGGTGTCCGCTAGTCATCCTGGATACTACGTGCCACGCGGCCCGCGAGGGCCGGTCGTTTCGTTCAGTTGTCAGTTGCCTCCGTCTTCGTGGCTACGGGCGATGATCCTGGCGATCGCCGCCGAGGTGCGGATGTCCTTCTTTTCGCCCCTGTGCTTACTGGTCCTGTTGGTCATGACTGCCCCTCTTGGTGCTGTGTAGTGGAGCGTAGTGCGGGGGAGGGACAGTTTCACGGCCCTTTCGGGATGGCTCTCTGTCTCGCGGCCTCTGGGGTCGGTTGCTCACCCTGCACTACGCGGCTTTGGGGTGGTTCTCCAAGATCCCTTTCGGATCTTGCTTCCCGGTTGACAAGGCTTCCGGTGACCTCGGGACCTTTCCGCTTCCTCGGCCTCCACTTGCTCCGAGTCCCCGGTGGGTTTCCCTCTACTTCTAAGATACCAAATCGTGGGGGGTTGTCAAGCGGTCAAGGGGGACCCCGCTCAAGTTCACCCGTTCGGCGTAATCACCTCGGCGTGCTCGATCTCGACGCGTACCATGCCGCCCCCGGCAGTCTCGACGGTCAGAAAGACCACCTCGTCGACCTGATCGGCAGAAAACACAAGACCGCCCGTTCCGTCTTCCAGACGGACGTGGCGGCCTTTGTACATCTTCGGGCTCATGTGGACCATCTCCCTAGGGAGCCCATGAATTTTGCTTCGTCCCATCAACCGTAGTCCACAACAGAGGCCGTGGCAACACTAAGCCCCCGACTGGTCAAGTCGGGGGCTTCGCGGAGCCACTGCCGCTGCCACCTACAGCGCGGGCTCTGTCCTCTTCCTAGCAAGAGGGATCGGGCCTACTAGGAAGAGGGTCCTTGGGGTGGGGGAACGAACGTCAGGGCCCTGTTGCTACCCTTCCACTGTATCGCACGGGAACCAGCAACGATAACCGTATCGTCGTCCGGCTCTACGGCCGAGAGCGTACCCTTCAAGTTCGCCTCTCGTTCCCTCAGGGTTTTAATGGTCTGCCGTACGTTGTAGAGTTCTTCGACCAGTTCCTCTAGATTGCCGTGATACTCCACGGAACGAGGATCCCGGTCCGGCACTCCACCGTCCCAGCATATCCCGCCGTCGTCTCCACCATAGGGGCAGCCCCTACAGAACACCGAGTCGGGCGCGTAGTCCCTGGGTAGGTCGTCAAGGTCCATGATCTTGATGTCATGCGCCCACTTTAGCGCATCCCTCACAAGATTCAAATCGAGGGCCGCATCGTAGATGACCTCGGCCCCGGAGTCCCGGACGATGTAGTTCAACCGCACCCGCTCGACCTGCACGCCGAGCGTCGCAACGGCAGCCGCGCCGTAGAGATGGACTTGCCAGAGCTGGCTCAGATACGGCCCGTGAACCCCGATCGTCTTCGCACCGTTGGTGTTGGTGGTCTTCCAGTCGATGACCGTGCTCGGCACATACAGGTCGAAGGTGCCGCTGATCCCGGCAAGCGTGACCTTCTGCTCTACGAGCCACCCAGGCTTGTTCAGCTTCTGCACGGTCCGCGCGACCGTCTCATGGATAGCCGTACCCATAGCGGCCTGGATGGAGCTTGTAGGGTTGCACGGCTCGACCCCGGCAGCCTTGTACCCGAACCGACGCCGACAGCCCCCGAGATCACTGGGACCGGGGGCTACCTGCTTACTGCGCGGACGTTCCTGATCTCCGAGCAGCAGCAGGCTGGAGATGAGCGGCGGTTCAACCATTCACCATCTCCTTAGCCATGAGCTGCTCGACGTGCAGGTGCCACTTGCGCCAGAGCGCTTCGGTCGGGGCGAGGTACGGGTGTTCGGGGGTGGGCCGAAGGTCGCAGTACTCGTCAAGCCAGGCCAGCCATGCGCGGTAGCATTCCAGTTGCCACGTGTGGTAGTCCCTGTGTGCTGCACAGGGGATCGGCTCGTAGGGGGTGTGCACTCCGTTAGACATCCTTGTTCTCCTCTTCGCTATACGCCGCACTGTATTCCTTCTGTAGTTTGCGGATCTGTTCCTCGATCTCGGCAGGGTCGGCGGGCGCCATCTCGGCGGCCAAATCCTGATCCGCCGCAACGTCTTCCACCTCGGGCGGATCCAACTCACCCGCCACAACGGCCCGATCCTTCGGCATCGGTTCCTTGTCTGCGCCGTTGTTCATGACCCGGACCACCACGGCTTCCGAAGGCTTGCCCTTGTTGTAAAGCGACAGACCGAACTGGTCGCCGAGGTTCACTGCACAACGCTTGAGAGCCTGAGACATGGCAGTCTTGAGCGCGAAGTCATGCGCGGATCCCACGCTCGGCAGGTTCACCGCATCCCCGGCTGCGCCGTCTTCCCACACCCCGAAACTACCATCAGCGAACTTGACCGTGAGCTGACCAGTCACACGGTACACCACTGTAGCGCGAGGCTTCTCGACGTTGTCCTTCGTGGCGTAGGTGACGCGCTCATATACGAGCGCTGTTTCCAGGATGCGGAAATCCCACCCGTCGAACCCGAAGATTCGGATCAGCCAGCGACGGACGTCCCAGGACTCCAGATGGGCCTGACTCTTCAGGAACCGGACGCGGTCCCGCTGCATCGGGGTGAGCAGCTGCTCCATCTGCGCCGGGCTGAGGGCGCGCCGGTTCACGCCGGTTCCTTCGGCTGGACGCTGTACTTGTGCAGCTTCTCATCTGCCGGGGCGTGTTCGTTGCACCACGACACTCTGACCAGGGCATCTGTACCGACCGTAGTGCCGTCTTCCCGGATGTGCAGCGGCACACCGACCTCGCCGATGATGAGGACGCAACCGCATTTTGCGGTGACGGGCGTGTTCTCCATGTGTGCTCCCTTCGGTGGTTCGGTCAGTGTAGCATGGGATAGTTCCAAGACCGTTCCGCTAGGGAGCTGCGAATGAGCCGAATCCGCACCATCAAGCCGGAGTTCTGGGAAGACGAGACGATAGGCGCCCTCCCTCTCGGGGCCCGGCTGCTGTTCATAGCGGCCTGGAACGTGGCCGATGACGAGGGGTTGTTGCGGTGGACTCCGGAGTACATGAAGGCCAAGGCCTTTGTGTACGATGACCACACGCTGTCTCAAGTGGCCGACTGGATGGAGGCGCTGGAGAAAGCGGAACTCGTCCACGCCTACCGTGCGGGGCGGGCTCAAGAGCGCGCCGTCTACATCGTAAACTTCCGTAAGCACCAGCGGATCGACAAGCCCCAGCCGGGGCGTCTGGCGCCCCCGTCCTTGAGCAATCGGGACAACCGCGAGATGTATTTTCGCCGAGATGGCTACATGTGTCACATCTGCGGCGCCCCCACCAACGAAAGCCGCGCCCTAGTTGGCAACGTCTACGATCATGACTCTCCGCAGTACGCCCCTGACGCTCCGCAGCCGGAAAACGACCCGTCACCCGACCACCTCATCCCACGTTCACGCGGAGGTTCTGACTACCCGTCAAACATCAAAACCGCGCACATCCACTGTAACAAGGCTAGGGGTGACAGCCCCCCACCTGCTGGTTCGGGTAATTCCCAGAACGGTCCGGGACTGTTCCCAGACTATTCCCAGGAGGAAGGGAAAGGTAAGGGAAGTGGAACTAGGAAGGGGAATGGAAACTACCCCCCCGAGTTCGAACAGTTCTGGATCAACTACCCTCGCAAGATCGGCAAGGCCGACGCACTGCGGAACTGGACGAAGGCCATCCGAGCTGGCGCCAGCCCTAGCCGACTCTCGGAGGCGGCCGTGTGCTATGGTGACCTCTGCAAGGCTACCAACCGTGAAGTCAGGTTCATTCCGCACCCCGCCACGTGGATCAATCGCGGGTCGTGGGATGATGACCTCGAAGGTGAGAAGCAGCAGGCGACGGCGGCGGGGAAGACGACAGGAAAACCAGACTGGATGTCCCAGGAGGCTTGGGAAGCCGACTGGTTCGGGAACGAGGAGCCGGAGTGAATCGCAGGGAAACCGAGCAGTTGCTCGGCATGGTCGCGGCGATCTGTCCCACCCAGGTACCCACCAACGCCATGACGAACATGTGGCTTGAGGTGTTTAAGAAGAACACTTACATCGAAGTCCGCTCGGCCCTCCTCGACGTGGCTCCGGCGTGGCACTACCCGACGATGGCGCCCGGCGTCGTCATGGAGCAGATCAAGGTCCGCCGTCAGGCTAGCGCCCCGTCGTTCGCTCCCAACGTCGAGAACCATTGTGGTCGCCCGAGCTGTTCGTGTACGCATACAGCCCCCTGCGATCACGGGATGATCGAGGTGAAGGGCCTCCCGCTCTCGTACGGCGGCGCCGTGAAGCACTGCCCGACGTGTCACCCCGATCGGGTTTCGTCCAAGGGCGAGTCACGGTTGCAGTGGATGGCCAGGCTTCAGGGCCAGGACTTCCAGAAGCACAAGCGGATGTCTCAGCAGGCTGACTACGAGGACCCGCAACGGGTCAGCGTCTGGAACGAACTCGGGGGCTCATCGTGAGGTACTTCAAGCCGGAACCCACCTACGGGACACCAACGGGGCCCACGGTGTTCATCGCACCCGAGCCTGAGTCTCCGTATCAGGCCTGTGATGTGGATGACGTTCCGTTTGGGATGTTCCGGCCGCCTAAGCGTCGGCTATCCGACAAGGTGACCGGCGGCTGGCGCCCCGGCTGCTGCCATGGCCGGTAAGCCTCCCCGGTATCCCACCCGTCAGCCTAGGCGTTGCGCCTGGTGCGACGGGTGGTTCCGGTCACCCACCCCAGTGTTGCCGTACCATAAGGCTAAGGGGGCTGAGTGTCCCGGCGGAGACAAGCGGGAGCATTCCCCGCTTAGCGTCCCGGACAACCCGGACTGGCATGAAGAGGCCGCGTGTCTCGGCGACAAGACCACCGTCTTTTGGGTGACCAACGATGAGCAGTCCATTGGGAAAGCTCTGGAATCCTGTCGCCGTTGCCCGGTTCTGGCGAACTGCTTCCGGTGGGCAGAACAAGATGTGGCCTTCAGTGGCGTAGCCGGTGGTATGGTGTTCACTCCACGACTACGGCGGCAGTTGGCCAAGGAGGACGATGGACAAGCCCTGGAGGCGCAAGGTCCCGATGCAGCGTAAGACCAGGCTCCAACGAAACCGAATCAAGCCGAAGAAGAAGAACACGGGTCCTGCCGTTGAGACGCGCATAGATGTGTGGACGCGGGCTGATGACAAGTGTGAGCGGTGCGGAATTTACATCGTCGGCGGTGGCGCCTTCTCGATCCACCATCGGATGCCGCGCGGCATGGGCGGGACTAAGAACCCGTGGATCAATGACATGTCTAATCTGCTGTTGCTGTGCGGCACTGGCACGACCGGCTGTCACGGCTGGGTTGAGTCGCACCGCTCCGAAGCCTATGAGGATGGCCTGCTCGTCCATTCGTGGCTGTTTCCGTGGGAAGTCCCGGTTCACGTGCATTCGAACCACCGGCTCGCGGATGCGGACGGTATAGCCGTTCTGCCTAGGAGCGAAGATGACGAAGCCGAGTGAGCGAACGTGGGACGAGAACGGCATCCCCACGGACGCCGTCGAGAATGACGAGACGTACATACGTCTACCAGACCAGTACGGCAGGGTGTACCGGCGGCGCCACGGATTCTCCGCCACCTATTCGGCGGGTTGCCGCTGCGCTCGCTGCTACCGGGAGCGCTACAGGACGCACAAGCTCGCGAAGTTGCGTTCGCGTCCGATGCATGACGGCGACGTGATCCGCGAGCATATGATTTGGTTGCGGGACGTCAAGGGGATGGGGCTGCCTTCGCAGGCGCGGGTTTCGGGTATCCACGTACGTAGCCTGTTGCGAATCTTGACCGGCCGCAGCGATGGTGAGGCGGGACGCATTCCTCCGCCTCCTCGTGTTCAGGCTCGAACGGGCGACGCCATCTTGGCAATCACTGGGGACGAGGTAATGCAGCGGCATAGCCAGGATTACGTTCCGGCTGACCTGACCAGGTACCGTCTCCGTTCGCTGGTTGCCCTTGGCTATCCGGTCAATACCTTGGTTGAGATGATCGGGCGTAGGCCGCTGAACGGCGGTGGCCCCTTGCACAAGGTAGTCAACGGTCAGGTGGAGCGCGTGTATCTGGAGACGGCGGTAGCTGTGGCCGAGCTGTACGACAAGATCGGCGACACGCCTCCGACTCCGATTGGTGACCGGGAGAAGGCGGCCGTCACCTCGGCGCGGAGACGGGCCGAGAGGGAGGGCTGGGGTACCCCTGCTTCCTGGGATGACCCGGGCACTCTGGGGTCCGGCGTGCCTGTCGTGATGGCTGCGGAGTGTGAATCCGATGAGCCTGACCGGGTGGTTGTCGAACGGCTCATGGAGGGCAAGCGACCCGAAGGGTTCACCCGCGCCGAGCGGGACGAGGCGGCCCGGATCCTCTTCACCCGGGGTGATCTGTCCGAGAAGCAGATCATGGAGAGACTGAAGGTCAGCGGTCGCACCTTCTATCGGGCTACGGGAAGAGAGACGCGGCGATGAGCACGCAGGACAACGAGGCATCCCGACGTCGGGAGAAGGTCGTCTCTCACAAGGTGGATTGCTACGATCTGGACTGTATCCACTGGTCACGCCATGATCGGGCGTTCCGTATCTATCACTCCTGCGGACTCGTGCGGAGCGCAGGAAGTGACTATGAGAAGGCCATGGCGGCGCTGGTCTCGCACATGAACGTGTGCAGTGGAGACAAGACGCCGGTTGACGGCGAGCCAACGTGGAGCGCATCCTGAGGGCATGGCCGAAAGGAGGTTTCATGGGACAGAAGCTCGTGAAGCCTGGCAAGTCCTCCCAAGAGGAAGAACAGCCCGAGACTGCCGAGTCAGTCACCCCGGAAACCCCCGCAGCCGACGAAGCCCTAGATTTCCTCGACGAGATCGATGACGTCCTGGAAAAGAACTCCGAGGAGTTCGTGAAGCAGTTCGTGCAAAAGGGCGGACAGTAGACCTAGTCCTCAAGCTCCCCGGCGATCGTCCGGGGAGCTTGTGTTATGCCCAGCTGTTCCATCAGCTCGACGATCCGCGCGTCTACGTTGGTGCTGATCGTCAGGTCCGTCTTCACCGGGGCGTCGGAGCCCTCGTTCTTGGCCTGTCGTTCCATGATCTTCAGCGCCACCTCGACGTGTCGCAGGTTGACGCCGGGGCGTGCGGGATCCTGTCCGGTGGCCTGTGGCCACACCGCCTGTAGCAGCGCTTCGAGGCGTATGCGCTGCAACACGCGCAGCCGCTCGGCCTCCTCGCGCTCCTCCTGCCGCAGCTTCTCCAGCCCGGCCTGTACGTCTTTCCAGGCGTGGCTCTTGTTGCTGTAACCCAGGGCATCGGCTATCTGTTCGTAGGTGGCGGACTCAGCTTTCATGGCGAGAGCGTCTGTCCGGCGACGTATCAGCCGTTCCTCGTCTGGTTTGCCCATGACGTCTAGTATAGTTGCTTCCATGACTAGTAAGCTCGACGTGGGGGGCGTCTTCGAAATCGCCCAAATGTTGGGGGTGTCACGTCAGCGCGCCTTCCAGCTCACAGAGAAGCCATGGTTTCCGGAACCTGTTCAGTTGAAGTGTGCCCGCATCTGGGACCTCGGCGAGGTAAGGGAAGTCTTCCGCGCTCGCGGCCGTGACCTGTAAGGGGGTCATTGGCACTCGATCCGGAAGACCCGAATGTCAACGTCCACCGGGTGGAGCTTCCACCTGTCCAGTCCTATGACGACTGGCGTAGCTGGCCGCTTGACGCGAAACAGAAGCTTCTAGCAAAGCTGGAGTGGGAAGCCAAGGCCAAGGCGCCGCTTCCCTACTTCGACTTGGCCAGACCGAAGCAGCTTCCGCCTGAGCATCCGTCGCACCACCTGGAAGACTCCCGTGGCTTCTCCTGTGGCTGTAGCGGGGTCGATGACGACTGGATGATCTGGCTTCTCATGGCCGGTCGTGGCATCGGGAAGACGTTCGTCGGATCGAACTGGATCCTGTCCCGTGCGATCACGGAGCCCGGCGAGTACGCCGTTCTGGCCCCTACCTTCAACGCGTGCCAGAAGACCTGTTTCGGAAACGCCATCATCCCGGCCCTGAAGAACGCCAAGATCGATTACGGCTACCGCCGGAACGAGCTGGAGCTGTCGCTTCCGAACGGCTCCGTCATCTACGGGTTCACCGCCGACAACCCGGAGAAGGTCCGTGGCTACAACCTGTCGGGCGCCTGGTGTGACGAGCTGGGTTCCTGGCGGTATAGCGAGACGTGGTATGCGGCGCTGGTCCCGGCGGTCCGTAAGGGCCTGCACCCGCGCATTGTAGTAACCACCACCCCGCGTCCTACTGACTTGATGCTCGACCTGGTGAGCCGTGATGACGGGACGGTTCACCTCACCCGAGGCACGACGTTCGAGAACCAGGACAACCTGTCCGCCATCGCCCTGGCCGAGATGAAACGCCGGTACGAGGGCACGCGGCTTGGACTTCAGGAGCTTGAGGGTCAGCTGCTGGAAGACATCGAGGGTGCGCTGTGGACCCGCGACATGATCTCTTCCGGGCGCCTGAAGGGCAAGTGGCTCGACACTGCGGGCACCTGGCACGACGACTTGGACTTGATCTCGCTCGAACGTGTCGTGGTCGGCTACGACCCCGCCGGTTCGGACAACCCGGATTCCGACGAGCACGGTATCGTCGTCGCGGGCGTGGACTACAACGGCCACGGCTACATACTCGCGGACTACTCGCTGAAGGGCACGCCGAACCAGGCGTGTCACCAGCTGATCAAGGCCTACAACGAGTGGCACGCAGATTGCATCGTGGCCGAGGTGAACCACGGCGCCGACTGGGTCCCCAGCCTCATCGCCACGGTTGACGAGAACGTTCCGGTGCGGACGGTCCGGGCGTCGCGGGGTAAGGCCCTGCGCGCGGAGCCGGTGGCGTCGCTCTACAACCAAGGCCGTGTGCATCACTACGGTACGTTCGCCGATCTGGAAACTCAGATGACGCGGTGGACTCCGCATTCGTCGCAGAGCCCGGACCGTCTGGATGCCCTCGTCTGGGCCATCACGGAGCTGAAGGGTCTACAGTCCATGGACTACGCGGCGGCGTACGGCACGGTAACGTGTCAGCGTTGTGCGCGAGGGTACGTTTTCGCGTCCCATCCGAAGGCCTGCCCGTTCTGTCATGCTCCGACCTGATGCGTTACCCTGTATGTAATGCAGTCCCTCTCTGATTGGAGTGATGCCCATGAAGCAGCTGTTAGCCATCATGGAAGAGGTTGCCGCTCCGATCAGGGGGTGATCCGTATCTCCTCGTAGGGCGCCCGAGGCTAAAGGCGCCCACCTCCTGTCTAAAGGGATGCCCATGAGTACTGCGCTGGAAGATCTCGTCATCACCTTCACCGACGAGTCGCACGAGGAACCGTGCGGGACGTTCGTCACCGACTGCCCGCAGGCGGCGATCTGGCGTGTCACGTTCTGCCCCATCTTTTCGCAGAGGCCCTGTGTGTGCGGCGAGCGGGTCGTTTTTCTCTGCGACGCACACGCCGAGCGAGTACGCGCGATCGATCGCGAGTACTTTGGTGCGTTCCAGTGCGGACACTGTAAGCGGCAGACATATCTACAGCGCATCCGCCCGCTCCGCAAACCTTGACCGCGTGCCATCTCCCGTGGGATAGTCTCACTTGGCGATACTTTCTCGACCCTGTCCCCCCCCCTGAAAGGCAACCTAATGACCGACGTTGACGTTAAGCACGACGATGGCTGGGCCCAGCTCGAAGAGACGCAGGCGGCGCTCAAGCTCGCAGCCGCTCGCATCGTCGAGCTGGAGGAAGAGAATGGCCAGCTGAAGGAAGAGATGGGCGTCCGGCAGGCGCGTATCTGGGCGATCCAGACCGCCCTCCAGACGCAGCAGGCCAAGAGCGACACCGCGAAGTTCGGGTTCGCCGTGGACCTCGAAGCGTACCTGCTCGGCTCGCACGCCCGGCTCGTCTCGGACAAGCTCCCCCCGGAGAAGGACGCCCCGGAAACCAGTGAGCGGCTGGTTCCGGAGACCAGCGTTCAGCTCTGATGGGGACACGCAAGTACCAGAACCGGGACCACTTCTTCTCGGGCTCCGTCGATTGGCGCAACTACTCGCAGCCGAGTCCGACCGTGGCGGTGATCGATGAGCAGAAGGAAGCCAGCCGGTCCGTCCGGCGCCGCGTTGCCAGGATGGTGCGCAAGGCTCGCGGCGGCAGAGAACCGCTCTCGGCCTACACTCCGGATTCCGAGAATGAGCCGTACCGAAAGGGATGATGATGGGCCCGTTTCAGATGGGGCGCCAGCATGCAGCGGAGTTCCTGCGCTCTCTGGGCCCGCTGGAGATCAACCAGCCAATCTACCTGAATCAGGAAGAAGTGTGGCCGGAGGCCGGTCCGTACACGTGGGACCAGTACATCAAGGGCGCCAAGAGCCTGCTCGGGGAGGGCCGGGTATGTGGCGGGCGACGCCCTGCGAGCCTGCCGAGCGTTCTACGGGCGCGCTGAGTATCAAAGATCACGCATACGGGTACGTGCTCTTTGGGGGTAACGGGGATGGCGCGCGGATGTGCCAGTGCGGCCATCCCCTGATTGCCCACGGGGATAGGGTTTTCGGGGTTTGCACTGGCGAAGAGTTGAAGATTTCAACGAACGCCCTAGGCGACACCTACGTAATGTTCTTTCTACGTGAGTCGGTTGGGTGTAAGTGCGGAGGGTTCCATGCGGAAGAAGCCTGAACCGGAGTGGACTCCGGAGCTGTTGGCTGCCGCGTGGAAGCTGGTAGAAGACACACCGCAGTGTGTGTTTTGCGGCGGCCACCACGCCCGTGAGTGTCCGCGCGTCCGGCGAATCGCGTACTACGAGTCGGCGGAGACGAAGGTACGTGAGGTCGAGTTCTGGCCTCACGGGGAATGGCCATGGCAGGAGGTCGTGTTCGCTGACCTGTTGCCTTTCCCTGAAGAGGAGTAGAACGATGACGGGATCAGTGGAAGAGGTACGCCGTAAGGTTGTGAAGCGTCATCATGCCACGGCGGCATGGGCGGCCTGGGCGGTTGCCGGTGTCATCCTCGAAACCGTGACCTTGTACCTCGCCGAGGAAGGTTCGACGCTCAGTTCGCATGTGTGGGATTCCACCCGTCAACCACACCGCATCCCACGGCAAGCAAGGTGTTCACGGCAGGGTTTCTGACCTGGGTTGTCGTGCACTTCGCTTCCGGCGGCAAGATATAATTGCCGCATGTCAATCATGTGCACCCATTGCGGTCGTCCTTGTGCCCCTGGTGTGGGCTGGGCCCGCATGGTGCACCCTCTGACTTCTGCGGTGTTCGCTGTCCCGCTATGTCGTCGCCTGGGCATCCTTGGACAACCCGACTCCAAGCCACTAGACTGCTTGTCGCTGGTTAGGGACTGTGGATACGAACTCGGTTCCGCGCGACGCAGCATCGATCTCGTCGGACTCATCCAGTCGGATGACTTTGACGCCACCCTCGATGACGTAATCGAAAGGCTCACCCATGGCTCAGACTCCGGCGCAACTGAGGGGGCTTGAACTCCTTGAGTGGCTGAAGACCACAAGGCCTGTCATCAAGGGCGAGACGGTCGGGCTGATCGAGCGGCGCCGCAAGCGTCTGGTGGCGGTCCTGAAGGAGATCACCGTAAGTCCGGAGGGCTGCCTGTTCTATGGCGACCCAAGCTTCTCCACCCGTAGCGAGATCTCTTGGCCGATCATCGCTTACCCGAGGGGCGTCAAAGGCCCTGTCGGCTCCCGTGCCCCGGTGGCGCAGCGTGCGCTTGCCCGGCTGTTGCTCGATCTGTATTTCCCCACCCTGAAGAAGCCTACCCGGCTGAATCCCACGTGCGGCCATCACCGCTGTGTGAATCTTCAGCACATCGCTAAGGCTCCGATGAAGCTGCGGGAGCCGCGCCTTACGCGCGAGGAGTTCCGCGAGGTCGCACTCATGGTCCGCCGGGACGGTAAGGACGCGCGGACGGTCGCCGAGCTGACGGGCTACTCCCTGTCGGCGGTGCGGAACATCTGCTGCGGCGGGTGGCATCGGGAGTGGATAGCGGACATCCTTGAGGAGTTCGTGCCGATTCGCGGCAACGTCCAGATCGAAGCCTCCCGGGTGCGAGAGATCTACATGGTCGCGTACGAGAACCCCAGCATCTCGGCCACGGCTCTGGCCAGGAAGATGGGCGTGGCGTACCCTACGGTATTGGCTATTGTGCGCGGTCAGACGCACAAGGCGGTGACGGAAGACCTCCGGGAGATGTATCCGAATGAGCGGTAGGCAACGCTTCGCCGACTTCAAGCCTCACGACTTCGGGGACGAGGGCACGCGGGAGGTGTTCCGTGCCGCCGGTCGCGGGATATGGCTGGATGCGGTGATGTTTGGCCTCAGGGCCCCTGAGGCGAGCAGCAGCGAGTTCGAAGCTCTGGCCGAGGCACAGGGGCGCTGGGCGAGAGGCAGGGCGGCGCTGCGGCGTTCCTTCCGGGGTGGAGAGATGGGATCCGGGGACTTCCAAGAGCGTTTGGACGTCTTCTATGTCCACTGGCCGATGCGTGTAGAGTACGGCGTGACGACGTGTGCTGGCTGTGGATCGCATACGCCGTGGCCGTGCCCGGTCCTCAGCGAGGTGGAAGAGGAATTAGGATGCTCACCTTGATCACGCGCTCCACGATCACGCCGTGGTCGAAGACGTTCAAGGACTGGGACGAGCTGAACGCGTGGAACCGGCAGACCTTTCCCGAGGGCTGGACAGTCGGCATGACCCATCGCTACAAGAACGAGAACGGCAAACTGATCTGCACCCACGAAATCGTGGACGACGAGAGGGAGTGAGTCCAATCGGAGTAGGACGACCGGAAGACCAGCAACTGCCCGTACAGAACGACCGGCCGTACGTGCAAGATCTCATCCGTGAGGAATTGGCGGGGTGTCGCTCGGAGATCGACGACGTCCACGTGACGCAGGACTTCGACGACCTGCTGAAACTGCTGGATGAGCGGCAGAAGCTCGGAGAGCAACGCTACGGCGTTCCGGGCCTTCAGTCGCACAACGGCCGTGACCTTCTCCGCGACGCGCTTGAGGAGACGCTGGACGCGGCTCTGTACGCCCGTGCGCTCGCCGACGAGGAGGGCGACGCGGACACGCTGGAGTGTTACGAGACGCTGTTGGTGGAGGCGCTGTGGCTTCAGAGCAAGGTAAGGAGTCGTCGTGCCCCTGCCGAACAACCGATCGGGCGCTGATGATGATCTCGACTTCAGCCATGTGTACGGGACGGGGCCGCGCGTCACGGAGGGGTGGGACAAGCGGTTCCACGGTTCGTGCAACACGTGTCTTACCGGGCTGCACGGCGACACCGCCGAGGAGCTGGCGGACCTGAGGCGCCAGCACTCCCAGCATTACAACTGTGCGGAGTGCCTGGCGTGGCTCAACTCCACGGACGAGGAGAGCCTGATCAGGCTTGTCGCGAAGCATCGCCACGGAACGGCTGGAAGATGAGTGGCTATGAGGTGCGACCCATCATCGTCAACGGCGTGCTGTCCCGCTGGAAGGTGACCCGGTTCCGCGTCGGCACTCCGCTGCAAGACTATGGCGAGTGGCACAACAGAGACGTCGCGCAGATGGTGGCCGAGTTCCTACGTCACGCCGACAACCTAGACGCCGGGTCGGATGAGGCCAGGGCGGCAGAAGAAGAGAACCAGGAAAGGGAAGCACTATGAAACCAGACATCAAAGGTTGGCTGAACGTCGAGATCTACCGCGTCGGTGACGTCACCGTGGCGGAGGTGATCCCGCCCCAGGGGGAAACCTTCCGGGGTGCGTCCAAGCGGCACCCGGACGACCCCCAGAATTCGGCCATCGGGAACAGCCTGGCTACGGCTCGGGCCCTTCGGGAGTACGCCGACCATCTCAAGCGTGCGGCCTTCAGAGCCAGCCATGATCGGTGACCCCTACGAGCACATCTCTCGCGCGCTCCGCGAGTACGAGACCACAATCCTCAATGAGATGTACAAGTTCGAGGTCCCCGACCGGGACACGATGTGTGATCTCTGTGAGGACCCTTGTACGAAGGTCGCCTTGTGGACGTGCGTCATGTCCCACTACTGCTCCAGTCCCGGCTACGCCTGCCAAGAGCACCGCGACATGTTCGACGAGTCGTGCGAGATGTTTACGTGGGAGTGCACTACGTGCGGCAAGGAGTCGAAGTTCGTCAGATGGGAGAAGGTGCGATGAGCAAGCGTTTCCGGGTCACCTACGAGATGGAAACCACCGACGAGGGATTCGTGCAGTCGGTCGCCACACCCCGCCATAAGTACGCGATCGACAGCACGGGGCGGAACATCTACGTACCCGACGAAGCCGAGATCGAGGAGATCGTGGAGGAACCGCCGTTCGAGCCGGGCTACTACCGCCTCAACTACGCGACCCCGAACAGCCCTTACAATGCGTGTAGCGCGTACTGGTTCAACGAGCCCGCCGAACCGGGGTACGACACTCGGGAATGGGAACGGGTGATCGTGCTCCCCCGCGTCCTGCTGAACAAGATGGATCCGGATACCGACTGGGATCAACTGGAAGAGGACAGCCGATGACCAGACAGCCGATGACCATGACCACTGACATCCCCGACAACATGACCATTGTCATTCCCCTTCCCGACGCTTTTGACGAGCTTATGCGTCGCATCGGCCTGGAAGCGCCGGACATCGCGCTGAACGGCGACGACCTGTCCATGACCACGGTCCTCATGGCGCAGCTATACAAGCGGTTCCGCCACTTCCGCCGCTGGCAGCCGGACGGGTTCTCGCGTCTCGTGAAACCACACAGGAATCTGATGGGAACCGAGGTAGCTACGTGGGCTTATCCCGGCGATGAAGCCCCCGTACCCGGCCTTCTCTCATCCTGCCGCCTCGGCGATGACTGGGGCGCGATCATCGGCGTGGAACTTTCTGACGGCAACCGGTGTCTCGGATCTATCAGCGTGTGGGCGGACTCTTCGGCCCGCGCCGACAAGATCCTGAAGGGACTGCGCCTCAAGCTCGACGGCGAGCTTCCCATGGGCAAGGAAGAAGACCGGTCACACCTGGTGCCGTTCTACTTCTGGCGCGCAACCAGCATGGGCCCGAAGCCGTCCTATCGTGACATTGTCGTTCCGCACTGGTCAGAGATCAGCGACAACTACGACACGGAAGTACAGTCCCGGTTCGCCGAGCTGCACAAGATCGAGCACCCGGACCCGAACGGCCCTCGCATCATCCTGCTGCACGGCCCGGCCGGAACTGGGAAGACCACGATGATCCGCAGCCTGGCGCACGCGTGGAAAGACTGGTCCACCTTCCACTGCATTGTGGATCCGGAGAACCTGTGGGGCGACCCGAACTACCTGTTCGAGTTGGCCATGGGTGATCACTATAACGGGCCGGGCGGCGCCAGGGTGCCGTGGCGTGTGCTCGTCATGGAAGACTCCGGCGAGCTGCTGTGCGCCCGCGAGGGCGGCGTGACGGGGCAGTCTCTCGCGCGGCTGTTGAACATGGCGGACGGGATCCTCGGGCAGGGCATGCGTGTGATGTTCCTCATCACCTCGAACGAACGTATCCAGCAGCTCCACCCGGCCGTGTCCCGGCCCGGGCGGTGTCTGGCTAAGATCGAGGTGGACAAGCTTCCGGCCGAGCAGGCGTCGAAGTGGCTCGGGAAGGACGTCGCGTCACCGCACTCGCTTGCGGAGCTGTATGCTCTGAAGACCGAGACCGAACTTCGCGGGCACACCGTCGAAGAAGCAGAGACTGCGATCGGACACTACCTGTGACCCTGCTCATCATCACCGCTATGATCGTCGCGTTCATCCTGTGGGACAGAGCGCGGCACAGGAAGTGACCTACAAGTGGTCCGACGTGAAGCGTGAACGCGGGTGGCCTGACGATCCGGGTTTACGCGCGGCCATAGCGGCGGACCGGCGGAAGTGGAAACGTCGCGCCCTGTATCTGAAGATCATCCGCAACTTCACCACTGTATGCGTGATCTCGGCCGTGTTCTTCACCTCGTTGACGCTGCTCGGGTGGTGGGGCTATGCTCCTGCCATCATCGGAACCGCCGCCTACTTCACCTGGAAGGAACATCGTGCCTCCTCCTAACGGCCTGTTCTGGCCGAACGATCCGTACGGCTTCTACACCCCCGCAGCAGTCGGGCGCTACGAAGGTACGCCCGTCTTCAAAGGCGGCGACCTCGGCGCTATCTGCTCGGTGTGCGGCCTGTGCAGAGCAGAAGCCCACAAGACCGTATGCGCTATGTGCAAGTGCGGCACCATCACCCACACCTACAAGTACGGCGAGAGGCCTACCGTGGAAGAGACTAAGACCTTCAAGGACGTTACCTGTGTGGTGGGCGACGGGAGCTGGCGCAAGGTCCACAACTGGGGCAAGAACAACAACAACTACGATGGCCCTACGGCGTTCGAGTACGACCCGAAGGAGTGGCGTCTCGACGTCACCCTGACCCGCCGGGAACGCAAGTTCGTCCCGGGCTACTACCGGGTCCGTGGTGGTGCGATCATGGACCTGACCAATCATGCCAATTGGCCGGGCGGCTGGTCTGCGCTCACGCGCCGCGAGGCGAAGCGCGTCGTCGTCACGGAGGTGGACGATGACTGACAAGGACGAGTACACCTACAAGGTGAAGTACGCCCGCGTCAGCGGCATGGTGGTGCCGGAACTCGATAAGCCTCAAGAGGCGAACGACTACCGCTGGTACATGGGCATATCCCACCCGGACGGCGGCAGGTACTTCGACCCGAACGACTGGGATCTGGAGATGAAGTTCACCCGGAAGCAGTTCGTGCCCGGGTTCTACCAGGCCGTACGGGAGCCGCAGCACAAGCAACGCCCCCGGTGGTGCCACACCCAGCAAGACCGTGACATCTTCTTCGGTCCCACCGTCCCGACCCGCCGTGTCGTTGTCACCGAGGCCGAGGCCTGACCGTGTCCGTACTACCCCCCTTCCCGATCACCATGATTGACCGCCCTTACCACTCCGACCACAGCGGCGGAACGTATCAGGAGAACATCCGACTGCCCTGGTACAAGCCGCCCGCCGACGCCGGTCAGTGGTTGAAAGAGGGATACCAGGCGTACACGCCGGGCCCGATCATCAAACGCTGCCTCGACTGCGACGTGACGTGGGGCGTGGCTCACGCCGTGGCCGAGGACCCTTCGCTGTGCTGGTGTTGCGGCGGGTGGGTGTAGTCCTGTAGGCTTTGCTCGTTGACAACAACACAGAGACTTCCCATCCGGTGGGCACCTAACTACGCCGGAAGCTGCCGCCGGGTGGGAAACAAGCTCAGGGTATGCGCGGCACGACACGACACCCTCTCTCGACCTGAAACGCAGATAAGGCGAGCGGTATCCCAGCGCTGTAGCTCGTCTCGCCCCCGGACGAAGTAGCTGGGAAGGGGGCGCAAAGCCGGGTAGGCCAACGGTAAGCCGGAGCGCTCATAACGCTCGCATTTGGGAGTTCGAATCTCCCCCCGGCCACGAGGTCCAAATTGGTGGCTCTGATGACCTCAAACAAAAGCTGAGCATCCCCCGTCCTCGCCGCCCAGGCGTTAAACAGGCGGCCGTCATATTTCGTGGACGACGTTAACTCCTCGAACTGGGCGGTCCCGACCCCTTCCTACAGGGCCGGGGCCGCCCTACCGCGTTCTGCTAGGGTAGTAAGTGCACGACATCAAAGGGAGATACCAAGATGAAGAAGAAGATTGCGGCGGCTGGGGTCGCAGCCATGGTCGCCCTGGGGATCGGAGGCGCAGCCTCGGCGCACGCCACCTCAAGCCCGGTCAGTCAGGCCACGCAGGTGCAGCAGATCACCGGTTCCCTAAGTTCCCCGATGAACGGCGCAGACCTCGGCGTGGCGTGGTTCGACGGGGTCTCCGTCATGCACGTGTTCGGGGACAACGGCACGTCGGTGAAGCCCCAGTTCTCCGGGCCCATCCTCAACGGATATCAGCCCAACGCGATCGGCTTCGATCGGACGGCGGACATCAGCAAGGGCATCACGTACGCGTCGCCGGGTATCAAGCGGCCCATCCTGCCGCTGTTCACCGGCTCCGAAGATGGCGTGGTCCCGACTGGCGGCATCCACGTGAACGGCAAGGACTACGTCAAGTACGTGGTGTTCGCGAAGGGCCACACAGACCAGACCCAGACCACGGCCAACGGGATCGCGGAGAGCGACGACGGCGGCCTGACCTGGCATCGGGTGTTCTCGGCCATCTGGCCGCAGAACGCGGGCCTCACGGACAAGTTCCAGCAGCAGGCCATGGCCCAGGGCCCTGACGGCTATGTCTACGTGTTCAGCACCGCATCCGGCCGGTGGAGCGATGTCTACCTGATGCGTGTGCCGAACGCGAGCATCCTCACCAAATCCGCGTACCGGTACTGGACGGGTACCGGCTGGTCGAGCACTCAGGCGTTCGCCCATCCGATCGCCGCTGGTCCGGCTGGTGAGATGTCGGCTAAGTACCTGCCGAGCATCGGCAAGTGGATCATGATGTATAACAACGACGTGAACCCTGGCGGCAATACGGTGCT